AAATGATCTCGCGTTAATCCGAGCAAAGCTTGACACCCCACAAACAACCTGATAAAAAGGTGTCAGATCCGAGAGTTCTACTCGCATCGACTGGCTCGGCAGACTTAGTAGAGACGGTGCGAGGAATGTGCTACTACACGAAAGGTTTACCATGGCGCAGACCACATTCCAGGGGCCAGTCCGGTCGCTGAACGGCTTTATCACGCAAGGCCCCGACAACGTCGTTAACATCACTGCCAATACGTCGCTCACTGTTGCAGCGCACGCTGGCAAAATCATTACCGCTGGTGGCACCCTTGCTTCCAACTTGGTTCTGACTCTCCCCGCAATCAATACCACGGCTACGCCCACTTCGGCTGGTCCCGGTCAAGATCCCAACAACCCCAACAACCAAGGCGCTGTCTTTACGTTCTTCGTGCCCACGACGGTTGCTACGAGCAGCCTGAAGATTGTGACGGACGGTACTGACAAGTTCACGGGTTCCATCTTGACAATCGACACCGACTCTTCTGGTGCCATGGCTGGCTTTGCTCCTGCTGCTACCAACGATGCGATCAACCTCAACGGTGGTACAACGGGTGGTGTGGCTGGGTCTTACGTCCAGATCACGGCTCTGTCGAGCGCCAAGTACATGGTTCAAGGCGTTGTGAACTGCACAGGATCCCCCGCTACTCCGTTTGCTGATTCGTAATTAGGAGGCCCCCATGGGTATGCAATACGACGTTAAGTCGAAATATGCGACAGCATCGGGGTTGCTCATTCCCTTCCGTACTCGCGTCAAGGCGTTCTTTTTTGGCGCCGCAACAAGTAGTGCGGGTACGGTTGGGATGTACGACAACTCCTCAATTGCTGGTACATACGCACGGGTAACTACGACGGCTACGGTGACTGCGGTCAAGCATGGCTTGGCGGTTGGTGACTCTGTGTTCCTTGATTGGGATCTAACAGACGACTTCTACACAGTTGCTACGGTTACGGACGCAAACACCTTTACGGTTACTGTGGCTAATACTGGGGCAGCTTCTGGAAGCGTCACGGTTTACAACGATGTGCTGGTTATCACCACGGTGTCTACTGGGAATGATGTGTTCAATATCATCCCTGGCGAGGGCATTTTGGCTGAAAACGGCGTTCGTGTTTACTTAGAGAATAGCGTCCCAGCAACCGTCTACTACGGGTAAGCCATGAAAAACGAAGCATCATACGAGATTGCAGGGCGCAAGATTCTGTTTGCTTTGCCCTCGTATGACTTTAAGGTTTCGCTGAAACTGGCAACTTCGCTTGTGGAGTTTGCTACTGCCGCACCGCACCATGGAGTTCAGTTCCAGATCAATAGTATCTGCGGATGCTCTGTGGTGTCGCGTGCACGGAATATCCTAGCTAAAGAGATGCTGGCGTCTGACTGCACAGATTTGATGTTCATTGATTCGGACATCAACTTTAAGGCAGATGACATCTTCCGCTTGATGGCTTGGACCTCAGACCCTAAAAAAGGCATCGTTGCCGGTATTCCCGTAGCTCGTAAGAAGGGTAAGATTTTTATCTCTACCCTCGATCAAGACGCTGACACCAATATCGTTATGGATAAGATGGGTCTAGTGCGTGCTAAACGTGTAGCGACTGCATTTATGATGGTGCGGCGTGAAGTCTTTACTCGTATGGACGAAGAAATGAAGGACTTGGAGTACTTCGACCATAACACTCAGAGCGTCATGAAGTCGTTTTTTGACTTCAAATCCACCCCAGACGGATACATTGGTGAGGACTATTTATTCTGTGATCGGGCTCGGGAGCTTGGGTTTGAGGTTTGGATTGACCCGACCATCAAACTTGGGCACATGGGCGTTGAAGAATTCGAAGGTTCTTTTGGTGAGGATTGGCTCTATCCCCGTCTGCAAGGCGTGGTTGGAACCGTAGACAAAGAGGCAGCGTAATGGCTACCAAACCCCTTTCTAAGAAGTCGATGCCTTGCAACAAGCCTAAGGCCACACCTTCGCACCCTAAAAAATCTCACGTGGTTAAGGCGTGTGAAAGTGGTCGTGAAAAGATCATTAGATTTGGTGAGCAGGGTAAAAAGGTTGGAACCGTCTCTGGTACGGCTGGCAAGCCAAAAGCTGGCGAGTCGGACACTATGAAGGCCAAGCGTAAGTCTTTTAAGGCCCGCCATGCGAAAAACATCGCCAAGGGCAAGATGAGCGCCGCTTATTGGGCAGATAAGGTGAAATGGTAAATGGAGATGATGCTGTGGAACGTCGTGCTGAGCGCAATTGTGGGGGTCATGGTGTTCATGCTTAAGGGCAAGTTCGATGAGCTTCAACGTCTCAGTATTCTGTTGAACAGGACTAGAGAGGAGGTGGCTCGTGACCACATCACTCGTGCAGAAGTTAGGCAGGATTTGGAAAAAATTCGTGAGCACTTTGACAGCGGCTTTGACCGGCTTGAGAAGAAAATTGATTCCCTCGCACAACGGAGATAAAGATGGCTAATGAATCAACCCGGACTAAAAAGATCCGTGAAACCGAGATCGAAGACGACTTCATGGGTATCAAGAAGCTGATGAAAACTGGCGCACTGAAGGCTAGCGAACTTGGCGACAAGGTTGGTTTTACCCAGGAAGATGAGTACAAAGACGACAAAAAACCTGTTAAAAAAGCTAAAGGAGGTTCCGTGAACGAGAACACTGAAATGAAAAAGGTTGGCCGTGGCATGGCCAAGGCTGATATGCAAAAGGTTGCTGGTGCGGCTGTTAAGAAGCACGAGAAGGCTATGCACGGCATGAAGAGCGGTGGCTATGTTAAGGCTGCTGACGGTTGCGCCAAGCGCGGTAAAACCCGTGGAATGATGGTGTAATGCCCGCTAAGTCTGAAAAGCAAGAGCGGTTTATGCAGGCAGTGGCAAACAATCCAAAGTTTGCCAAGAAGGTAGGTGTCCCGCAGTCTGTGGGGCGTGAGTTTACTAACGAAAAGGGTAGAAAAATGCCAAACACAAAACGTATGAACCGCCTTGAAGAGCTTGGTCGTGTTGATTCTGAAAAGGCTTACACCTCCAAAGGCAAAAAGAATCTTGCTGACGAGAAGAAGCGCATCGTCAAAGAAGTCAAGATGGCTAAAGGTGGCATGGCTAAACTGACAAAAGCTGAGATGCCTTCCAAGATGGGCAAGGTCAAGACTGCTAAACCCAGCATGGGTTCTGCTTCTAGTCGTGCTGACGGTGTTGCCATGAAAGGCAAGACCAAAGGCGTGATGATGCGTAAAGGCGGTATGTGTAAATGATGCCCTCACGCGGGATGGGCGCGATTCGCGCCTCCAAGATGCCCAAAGGCGAAACCGCTGTCCGCAAGGATGGCGATGAGTTCACCATGTATAAAGAGGGTGGAAAGGTTAAGTCTCGCGTGAATGAAGCTGGTGTGTACACAAAGCCTGGGATGCGAAAGAGCCTGTTCGAGAAGATCAAGGCTGGAGGAAAAGGTGGCAACCCAGGCCAGTGGAGCGCCCGCAAGGCACAGATGCTGGCTCAGCAGTACAAGAAGTCCGGGGGCGGTTATAAATCGTGATCCGCAAACCGACGTACAACCCGTTTAAGGACGGGAATGTTTTTAAGTGGGTGTTAGGTGCAGCGCAGGCGTATCGAGAGTTAAAGAGGGTTGAGAATCATGCCACTAAAGAAGCCTCAACAGAGCTTAAAAGACTGGACCGCTCAGAAATGGCGTACAAAAAGTGGTAAACCGTCAACTCAAGGTCCATCTGCAACAGGCGAGAGGTATCTCCCAGAGAAGGCTATCAAGGCTTTGTCACCTTCTGAATACGCAGCAACAACAAGAGCAAAACGAGCAGGAAAGGCAGCGGGTAAGCAGTTCGTCAAACAGCCTACCGGAATTGCTAAGAAGACAGCGAGGCACAGATAATGAGTCTTAAACCAATTATCAGTCAAATCAGTCGACTTTCAAAGAAGTTTCCCAAATCAGAGCCTGAAACTGCTAACGTTCAAATGGAAAGCAATACTCCTTTGCGGGGTCTTGCAGGCAAGATTAAAGGGCTTAAGGAAGGGAAACTCGACGGTTTTAATAATGGGGTTGTAAAAACAGTAGAGCCTCCAAAACCTGCTGCAATGGGAGCAGTAGTAAACAAATTTCTATCAAGACTTAATAAAGAAGACGCAAAAGCAGCACAAGCAAAGTTGGAAGCGGACGAAAACTACAAAAGGGTTTTGAATTTGATGCCGCCAGCAACCATGAAAAAAGGCGGTAAAGTAGCTTCAGCCTCTAAACGTGCTGATGGGTGTGCAAAACGCGGCAAGACTCGCGGAAAGGTGGTTTGAAATGGCTGAAAAGTGGATCCAAAAGGCAGTAAAGAAGCCCGGTGCTCTGCGTGAGCAGCTTGGAATCAAGGGTAAAAAGCCTATTCCAGCAAAGATGCTTGATAAAGCTGCCAAAGCCCCTGGGAAACTGGGTCAGCGTGCTCGTTTGGCTAAAACTCTCAAAGGCATGAAATGACCACCTCCGGCACCCAGGCATTTAACCTAGACCTCAACGACATTATCGAAGAAGCCTTCGAGAGGTGCGGGTTAGAGCTTCGTACTGGATACGACTTTCGTACTGCTCGTCGGTCTTTGAATCTATTGACTGTTGAGTGGGCTAACAGGGGTATCAATCTGTGGACAATTGAGCAGGGGTCAATCCCCATGGTTCAGGGGCAGATTGTTTACAACCTCCCGGTAGACACGATTGACCTGCTTGACATGGTCATACGCACTCAGACTGGTGTGGAACAGACGGACATCAACATCAGCCGTATTAGTGTTTCTACCTACTCTACGATCCCAAACAAGAACGCTCAGGGTAGGCCGATTCAGGTGTGGGTAAACAGGCAATCGGGCGCTACAGACCCTGTTACTGGGGTTAACTACCCGACAATTAACGTTTGGCCCACGCCAGATCAGGACAACTTCTACACCTTTGTCTACTGGCGTCTGCGTAGAATTCAAGACGCTGGTGGTGGTATAAACACCCAGGACATTCCTTTCCGTATGCTGACCTGCTTAGTGGCAGGATTGGCTTATTACCTGTCTATGAAGCTCCCAGAGGCGCTCCCACGGGTCGAGATGCTCAAGATGTCCTACGAAGAGCAGTGGGCCCTAGCGTCGAGTGAGGACCGTGAGAAGGCTTCCCTGAGGCTTGCCCCCCGTCAGTCGTTTATTGGTGGTGGAGGCATGTAATGCCCAATAACTTCGCATCCGGCAAGTGGGCCATATCGGAATGCGATAGGTGTGGCTTTCAATACAAGCTAAAGCTTTTAAAAGAAATCGTCATCAAGACGAAGAACACAAACATTTTGGTTTGCCCCACTTGTTGGGAACCAGATCAGCCGCAGTTGCAGTTGGGGATGTATCCGGTAGATGATCCCCAGGCTTTGAGGAATCCAAGGCCAGATACAACGTATACACAGGCTGGTTATACCGGCTTACAAATTGAGTCTGGAAGCGGCCCGCTAGGTAGCGGAGATCCCTCCGGCGGTAGTAGAATCATTCAATGGGGATGGGCTCCGGTTGGAGGCTCTAGGGCTGATGACGCAGGACTAACCCCAAATAACTTGGCGCTGGGCGTATCGCTTGGCACCGTGACCGTAGCAGTAACTTAAGGAGCTAAACATGAGCGCCCCAGATAAATTTGATTTTTTCCCGGCTGATACCAAAGATCCTTGCAATAAGTACGCCCAAACCAAAACGTACACTGGTGACACCGGCAACAATGGATACCCCAACGACATCAAGAACACCCAGACTGTCAAAGTACGTGGGTGCGGTGCTGCAACAAAAGGTTGCGGCGCTTCTACAAAGATGGGTTAAGTTGTGAATCTTACGACTCTTCGCGCAACCATCCGGGCCTACTCGGAAAACGACTTCCCCAATACGGTGGGGTCGGGTGGGCTTACGTCCGACGAACAGGTTGATACGTTCATCAAGCAAGCAGAAGAGCGGATTTATAACAGTGTTCAGTTCCCCAACTTTCGAAAGAACGTAACTGGAACGGGCAGCGCTAGTAATAAGTATCTTGGAATGCCAGGAGATTTTCTGGCTGTTTACTCTCTAGCAGTGATCGACCCAACAACGGGTGAGTACGAGTTCCTGCTAAACAAAGACGTAAACTTTATCCGGGCTGCTTATCCGACGCCAACATCAACTGGATCTCCAAAGTATTACGCCTTGTTTGACGACAATACTTTCATCCTTGGCCCTACTCCGGCAAGTAACTACACATTTGAGCTTCACTACTTCTACTATCCAGAGTCGATTACGACGGTTTCTGGCGGTGAAACATGGCTTGGCAATAACTTTGATATGGCCCTTCTGTACGGCGCTCTTTGCGAAGCGGCTGTGTTTATGAAGGCTGAGCCTGACATGATTGCTAACTACAACAAGCGCTATGAAGAGGCAATGATCCTTGCCAAGCGGATGGGCGACGGAATGGAGCGCAGAGATGCCTACAGGTCTGGTCAAGTACGATTGACGGTGAACTAAATGGCATTTACTGGCAACTACACTTGCAACGTCTTTAAAACAGGCTTGCTCAATGGTGACTTTGATTTGTCAGCAGACACCATCAAGATTGCCCTGTATACAAACACGGTTACTCTGGACGCTTCCACAACTGAATACACGACAACTGGTGAAGTTTCTGCGACTGGTTATACAGCCGGTGGCAATACGCTGACACCGACGGTTTCTCTTTCAAACAACGTTGCAATCGTGACCTTTGCCAACACGAGTTGGTCTGGTGCATTTACTGCTCGTGGCGCATTGATCTACAAGGCGGGCGCAAACGGTGCAATTTGTGTTTTGGACTTTGGATCTGACAAAACATCGGTTACGACGTTTGAGGTTCAGTTCCCGCCAGCAACATCCACCAGCGCAATAATAAGGGTCGCGTAATGTTCTCAAGCATTAGCTCAGAGCCTCCTACGGTTGTCATAGCCCCGATTATTCCTAAAGAGGAAGTCTGGGTTGCAGCCGAAGAAGTGGAGATGAAGGGCGAGTTGAACGCTGGATTGGATACGGTGTTGGCAAACGTCAAGCACAACATCCGTCTTGGATTTCAGCAGATTCAGCCCCACCCGACAAACGACGTAGAGGTGATGCTTGTTGGCGGTGGCCCATCGTTGAAGAGCCAGATTCCAGCAATTCGCAGGCTCAGGGAGCAGGGCGTTAAGTTGGTCTGTTTGAACAATGCTTACCAGTATTGTTTGGATCACGACATCAAACCGTCTGCTTACGTCATGGTTGACGCCCGTCCGTTCAATATTCGGTTCGTGCAAAACACGATTCCAGAGTGCAAGTACTTTATTGCATCGCAATGCGATACCTCGGTATTTGAAGCTTTAGATGGGGTTCGGGACCAGACTTACATTTGGCATACCAGCGCAGAAGAAATTCAGGATCTGTTGCAGGAGGTTTATCCAAAATGTTATCCGGTACCCGGTGGCTCGACAGTCTTGTTACGGGCCATCCCTTTGTTTAGAATGTTGGGATTCAAACGTTTCCATATTTTTGGCTGTGATTCATGCCTAGAAGATGGGGCGCACCACGCTTATGAGCAGCAGGAAAATGACGATCAATTAGTCATGCCCGTGCGGGTAGGCGGCAAAGAGTTTAAGTGTAATCCGTGGATGGTTTCCCAAGCCCGGGAGTTTATAGACTTAATCGGTTGTATGGGTGATGTAATGGAGTTGGAAATCTACGGCGGGTTACTCCGTCAAATTTTGGAATCTGGCGCCCAACGCGCTGCTTTAGAGGAGATTTAAAATGGCTGCTTCAGCATGGCAACTTTATAACAATGGCAAGCGTTACATCGGTAATGGCACCATTGAACTCGGTGTGGGCAACTTTAAAATGGCTCTGTTTACCAGTGCTAGTAATGCCTCCACGTTTACCCTTAGCACCTTCGCTTCCCTGACCAGTGAAATTTCTGCTACTGGCGGATATGTTACTGGTGGTAAATTGCTTCCTCCTGCAACAGGACAGTGGACAGTAGGTGCGTCTGCCAAGCAGATGAAGTTTACATATTCGACCGTAGGTTTGACGTTTACTGCCTCGGGCGCTTCTTTGAACAACATCAAGTACGCGGTGGTTTACCAGTCCGGCGGCAAGCTTCTTTGCTTCTGCCAGTTAAGTTCTACTCAATTTACGGTGGCATCACCAAATACTTTGACGGTTCTTCCTGCTGCCACTGGTGTCTTTACCCTGACCTGATATGGCCCTTGGCTGGGGAATAGTCCCCTATGGTATAGGGGGCTGGGGATCAGAGGGAGTAATTGTACCCGGTACCGGAGCTATTTTAGCTGCTGGTAATGCCCCAACCATTGATACAGGTGCCGTACCTAGCGGTGGTGCAGTATTAGTTGGATCAGCGCCGAGCGTAATCGTAACTGGCATAAACATTACTCCGGGTGTTGGAGTAGTAGGAATAGTCGGTCAAGTTTCAGAAGTACGGACAGACTTTTTTGTAACCCCAGCGGTTAATGATGTTGTTTTTGTTGGCAATTCTCCAACTATTGATTCCGGTGCTATACCGACAGGTGGCGTAACTGTAATTGGTGGTGTCCCAAGCGTTCTTGTAACTGGCATAACAGTTAGTTCAGGAGCAATTAGTGTAGTCGGTCAAGTTTCAGAAGTAAGAATAGACTTTTTTGTAACTCCAGCAGCAAATGATTTAACACTAGCTGGAAATTTGCCGGTAGTAGAACAAAGCGCTATTTTTACGCCGCAAACACAGGATCTGATCCTTGCTGGAGCAGCGCCTGAAGTAGTAGATGGCCGAGTAATAACGCCGGATGTTGGATCTTTAAACGTTGTTGGAAACGCTCCTGAATTAGATTCAGCAATATTTCCCGCGACAGGTGCGATAGATGTTGTTGGTTATGCCCCGACTTCATCGACAGGTGAAGTTTTAACGCCAACCGGTGGGGCAGTATTAGTTGGTAGTGCTCCAAGCGTAGTGGTAAGCGGGCTTGTAAAAGTACCAACAACAGGGGCGTTAAGTTTAGTTTCACAAGCACCAAGCCCGGTGCAAACAAGGGTTATTACTCCCGCAACGAGTCAACTTGTTTTGGTCGGTGGGACACCGATTGTTAAGAATCCCAATTGGACAGATATTGATGACAGTCAGAACCCAAATTGGGTTAATATTGGCGATAGTCAAACTCCCAACTGGCAGCTTATAGCAGCATAAAGGAGCCTGAGATGGCAAGTACGTATTCAGATTTAAAAATTGAGCTAATTGGGACTGGCGAACAGGCCGGTACTTGGGGCGTTACTACCAACACCAACCTCGGGACCGCTCTTGAGCAGGCGATTGTTGGCAAAGCGGACGTTACGATGTCCAGCACCACGGTCACTCTGACACTCACAGATACCAACGCAGCACAGGATGCTCGGGCTCTGTACCTTAACCTTAGTGGAACCCCTGGTGGCGCAGCGACTCTTGAAGTTCCCGCCATTGAGAAGAACTACATCGTCAAGAATGGCTCAGACCAAGTCGTTACGATCAAGGTGTCTGGACAGACGGGTGTAGCGATTCCGGTTGGCAAGACAACTTTGGTCTACAACAACGGTACAGATGTCGTAACAGCCGTAGATTACATCCCATCTTTAGCTTTGGGAACAGCCCTTCCGGTCACATCCGGAGGTACTGGAAGTACATCTACGACGTTTGTCAATCTTGCGACCAACGTTACTGGAACCCTTCCAATTGCTAACGGCGGTACTGGCAGTACCTCAACTACGTTTGTTGACCTTGCCACTAATGTCACTGGTACTCTCCCAATTGCTAACGGAGGAACTGGAAGCACATCCACCACTTTTGTTAACCTCGCCACAAATGTTACTGGGACACTTCCGGTAGCTAATGGTGGTACTGGGATTACATCTTTTGGTACGGGTGTAGCAACATGGCTTGGAACTCCTTCCTCTGCCAACCTTGCCGCAGCGCTCACTGATGAGACCGGATCTGGGCTGGCGGTTTTTAGTACAACTCCGACGATCACAGGGCTGAGGGAAAAAAGCACTGCGGTATCAGCGTCAGATATTGATCTGTCCGCCGGAAACTACTTCACTAAAACCATTTCTGGAACAACAACATTTACTGTTTCAAACGTTGCTTCTAGTGGGGATGTTGCTGCTTTTGTTTTAATTTTGACTAACGCGGGAGCTTATACGGTAAATTATTTTTCTGGAGTTACGTGGGCTGGTGGAACCGCTCCAACGCTGACGTCTTCTGGAACAGATATTCTTGCTTTTTTTACCATTAATGGTGGTACTACTTGGCGCGGTCTTCTTTTAGCTTTAGACATTAAGGCACCGTAATGAGCGTAAGAGACATTATTCAAGCTGCTGCTGGCGTTGATGTAGAACCGCCACCACCACCCCCTCCAGCTACTCCGTGGGACATAGCTGGGCTTACTTACGGCGGGTCTCCAGTAAATTTTAATTTCCCAGGCGGTGTTCAGGGCCAAAGAAGTGGGGTTTTTATGACTTCAGATGGCTCTAAAATGTATATGGCTACATCTGGATTTAGTTCCGCTAGTAATTTAGTAGAGTTCTCTTTGTCCACACCTTACGATGGAACTACATCTAGTCTTGTCCTTTCAACAAGTATAAATACAGTAACAACTACCGCTTACTCATGCTCTGTGAATAGCGATGGTACTAAAATTATTGTTCTTAACACTGGTGGTACTTTATATTCATTTAATCTTAGTACTCCATACTCTTTAAGTACACTATCTTATAGCGGTACATCGTTTTCGACTGCTGCACAAACTACGTCCACTAGCAGTATATATTTCAAACCAGATGGGACTGTTATTTACGTTGTTGGAAGTGGGTCGGTATTTCAATACAACCTTTCTACAGCCTTTGACATCTCTACTATGTCATACACGGGCTTGAGTTTTGCACTTAACGCTATAACTACACCACTTCAAGCTCAATTTAAACCAGACGGTACTAAATTTTTTATGTCTGGTACCAATGGAATTTATTATGAGTACGCAGTTGGTACAGCATGGAATGTATCGACTCTTTCTTATACGTCTACTTCTTATCAATATTTCCCAAGTGGGGTGAGTTTAAACGTTTCAACTTCGTCACCCTTTATTAGTAACGATGGTCTTAATACCTTTTTTATAGATAGAACAAGAGGTGGTGGTTATAGGTCTCAAATGACAGTTGCTTGGAGCGCGGCAACAGGTACATTTATTTTGCCCACAACAAATTATTTTAATATAGCTGCTCAGGTTAGTAATCAACCAGCTTGTATGTTTTTTAAGCCGGACGGAACTAAAGTTTATTTAGGGGGCGTATCTGGTGTTGGCATATTTGAATACACGCTATCAACAGCATGGGAAGTTCATACCTGTTCTTTTGTGCAAGAAAGTCCTGCTGTAGCTGCTTCTCAACGTCGTGGCTTGTCTTTTAAAACTGATGGCACAAAAATGTATTTTGTAAGTAGTGTAGGCGACTCTATTTATGAGTACAATTTATCTACTGCGTGGAATGTGTCTACAATATCTTTAGTCACAAGTTTTTCATTGGTATCTCAAGATACCAATCCCTTTGGACTTTATTTTAAACCAGATGGAACAAGTTTTTATGTTCCAGGCCAACAAAACGATAGGGTTTATCAATACAATTGCTCCACTCCTTGGAGCATAGCGACAGCATCTTTTTATGGGTTTGTTTCAATAGCTTCCCAAACAGGCACACCATATAACTGTTTTTTTAAACCAGACGGTACTAAAATGTACTTAAACGGCAACGGAAGTTTTTTTCAATACGCATTAGGAACTGCGTGGGACGTAACTACTGCAAGCTATGAAAAAGTTGGCTCTTCATTGCCAGCCGAAAGTATTCCGTATGGTATATACATAAAAGATGACGGATTAAGGTTATGGGCAGTTGGATTGGTTAGACAGTCATTTCTTGGATACGATTTTACTTAGTTGGAGCTGAGTATGTACATTAAAATAGAAAACGGAGTGATTGTTGAAAAATTTTATGATGTAAATAAAATTAGAAAACAATACCCAAACACGTCACTTCCAAAAGAACTACCAAATGAACTTTTAGAAAGTAACGGAGTTTTTAAAGTTACTGAGACCTCGCCACCTCAAGTGGACAAAAAGGTTAAAAGCCTGGAATTTACTGTTGAGAATACCTCTAGTGGTTGGGTACAGGTCTGGCGTTCGGTTGACAAACCACGCGAGCAAGCAGAAGAGCACGTCCGTTTTGCCAGAGATACGTTATTAAGGGAATCTGACTGGACGCAAGGGAAAGACATTTCAGAAAATGTTTCTACGCCTTGGGCTTCATACAGAGAGGCATTGAGGAACATACCTCAACAAGCAGGTTTTCCTTATAACGTTGAATGGCCAACTCCACCTGCAAATGGCTGATGTTGAGGTTTTTATTGGGTATGACTCACGTGAGAGAGGTGCTTGTTATGTGTGCGCCCAATCAATTTACTCTCACAATAAAAGTCTTCGACTAAAGTTTGTAAACCAAGAAGTACTGCGGTCTAACAATTTTTATTACAGACCGCCAGACGAAAAAGCTTCGACAGAGTTTAGTTTGACTCGATTCTTGGTGCCAAGTCTTTCTGCTGCAAAGTACTCAATATTTTGTGATGGGGACTTTGTGTTCAAGGATGACGTGTCTAAAGTATTAAACGAAATCGACCCAGAAGCTATTGTGTCTTGTGTTCAGCATGACTACGTGCCAAAACAAAAAACAAAGATGAACGGTGAAACACAGCACGTATACCCAAAAAAGAACTGGTCATCGTTCATGGTGTTTAACAACGAAAAAGCTAAAAAAGTTTTGGGTGTGGATGTTGTAAACACTTCGACGCCATCTTTTTTGCATCAGTTTGAATGGGCCTCTCCTTCTGCGTTAGATAAAAAATGGAATCACTTGGTTGGTGAATACGAACCAAACCCTGATGCAATAGGGATACATTACACGAACGGAGGTCCTTGGCACGGAATCCATACAGAACTGGATGCTGACTGGACTAAATACAAAGATGAATTGTTAGAAGACGAGTGGGTAGACTTCTACTACTTTCCAGAGATGCCTTTGTATGAAATGATGATTCCTGGGATTGAATTGGGGGATCCAAGACTTGACGATCCACATGCGTTTGACCACAAGCTTATAGACTGGGGCAATCGTCGCGGTTACACTGTTTTTGAAACGCTACAAGACAAAGGTCAGATCAACCCTAACATTGGCTTGTGGGAGAACAATCGGTGGCGCATAGAGCCCGGCCAAGCACGTTGGCTTGGAATGCACTACTTGGGCTGGAAGACACAAAAAGTACTGGTTGCTGTTACCGCAAAGGACAAAGAACGGTTTGAAAAGTATAAGAAGTTCGACCACGTAAAGATAAATACAAAAGACGATCTGGCTGATCTTTTTATTGGTGATACATGGGATGGGTTTACAGGTCACGGCTATCTAAAAAGAAGGTTTTGGTTGTTTTTTGATTTTTGGGGGAAGTAAATGGATCCAATTACGCTCCTCGCTACGGCGAGTGCGATTTGGTCTGGCATTAAGAAGGCTTCGGAGTTTGCTGCCGAGGCTGAAGGCGTTTGGTCACAACTCAGCAAGTATTGTGGTGTTGCCGATCAGCTAGAGCAGTGCATCCAGAAGGAAAAGAACAAGCCCAAGAAGCCAAAAATCTTCCAAAAGCTTGACTTCTCCAGCGACACTCAGGAAGCGTTTAACGCTTTTGAGGCGGAGCACAAGCTGATGCAGATGGAAAAGGACATCCGCCACGAGTTCCTCTACGGTGCTTTCTGCAATCTGGAGGGCGGCTTTGGTGGGATGGATGGCTATGCCAAGTTCTGCAACATGCGCCGCAAGATACGGGCCGACCGTATCAAGATGCTTCAGGATCAACAGGCTGCTGAGAAAGCTTTCTGGGACAACCTGATCCTGTGGATTGGTGGGATTACCATCCTGGGTATCGGTGGCATGGTGATCTACGCAGCGGTCATGGCGATTATTAACAGGGGTTTGTAATGGTCTATATGTACGCCCTGTTTGTTTGGATTGGTGCAGATCACATGATTATCCAGTCCTTTGAGACCATGCAGGAATGCGAGATTCACAAAGCTGAGATTCAAAAGAAGACCGGCGCTCTCGGGCGCTGCTTATGGATGGAGCCGTATCGTGTTTAAAGAACTTACCACTGAAGAAATTGAGGTCCGTGTCTGGGCGTTGATTGTCCTGGTGCTGGCTGGGATTCTCCTGATCTCTGTCATTTGCATCCTGCTTGCTGTGATGTTTGTGGAGCAGGATATGGAGCGCATTGCCCCTGTGGACGCTCAGTTTCTAGCCATGATGAAAGATGTGATGCTCTTGTGTATTGGAGCCGTTGGCGGGATCGTGGGCCGTAAAGGTGCGTATGCAGCGGCTAACCTTGCCAAGAACTCAGAATGGGTTGGCTCTGGAGACAAACCTAAGTGGGTAAAAGACGCAGACCTTTCAAGCGTAGAGAAGAAACTTAATCCTACAAAGGAGAAAGAATAATGTTGCCACTCGGAGCAATCCTGTCCATCGGGGAGAAAGTCCTCGACAAGGTCATGCCGGACCCCAACGCCAAGGCTGAAGCCCAGGCCAAACTCATGGAGATGGCGCAGCGCGGCGAACTGGCCCAGTTGGAGTCCCATGTCAAAGAGATGCAGTCTGCCCGTGACCGGGAGATTCAGATTGCCACCAGCAGCGCAGCGCCCATGCTCAACAAGATTGTCACCCCTGTGCTGGCTCTGGGTACGGTGGTGCTGACTTTCATCCTGTTTGGCATCATCATTTTTGTGGATGTAGACGGTGACTCCAAAGACATCCTGATCTACATTCTGGGTGCGCTAACCTCGTCCGTGACCATGATTCTTGGCTACTACTTCGGCTCCTCGGCTGGGTCCAAGGAGAAATCCCAACAACTTGATGAGATTCTGGACAAGAAATGAACCTGACCAAAAACTTCACCCTGGCTGAAATGACCAAGTCTGAGACTGCGCTGCGTCATGGACTGGAGAACAACCCCGGAGAGCAGGAGCTTGCTGCACTGCAACTATTGGCTGAGAAGGTGCTCCAGCCTGTTCGTGACCATTACGGTAAAGGCGTTAAGGTAAATAGTGCCTACAGGCATCCGGACGTTAATGCCAAGGTTGGTGGATCACGCAACTCGGATCATACCCGTGGGCAGGCAGCAGATATTGAGATTCCCGGCGTGGCAAACGCTGAACTGGCTGAGTGGATTCGGGACAACCTTGAATTCCGCCAACTGATACTAGAGTTCTACACCCCTGGCATCCCCGATTCGGGCTGGGTGCACGTGAGTTATGTGGCCGAAGACAATAAGAAAGAGGTGCTGACAGCCACTAAGAAAGATGGTAAAACTGTGTATCTCCCTGGATTGGTGGCGTAGCAATGCCCTTTTTAAAGCTCAACTTTCGACCGGGTGTTAACAGAGACACCACCAGCTATGCTGGAGAGGGTGGCTTTTACGAGTGTGACAAAATCAGATTCTTTTCTGGTTTTCCACAGAAGATAGGTGGCTGGGTTAAGCCAACTCCGGCAGCGTTTCTTGGCGTCTGCCGTCAAATGTGGAACTGGATAACATCCTTTTCCGATAACTTTCTTGCGGTCGGTACCAACAAAAAGGTTTACATCGAGGTCGGTGGGGTGTTTTACGACATTACCCCCATCAGGGATACCACAGCCGCTGGCGATGTGACCTTTGCAGCCACAAGCGGATCTTCTGTTATTACCGTTTCGGATACAGGGTTTGGCTCATCGGCAGGGGACTTTGTCACTTTTAGTGGTGCAGTATCTTTGGGCGGCAATATAACCGCTGCTGTGCTGAATCAAAACTACGAGATCGCAACAGTAGTGAATTCAAGTACCTACACCATCATTGCAAAGAATCCATCTACGGGAGCGGCGGTACTTGCCAATGCCTCTGACTCTGGTGATGGTGGAGCTTCGGTTGTTGGAGAGTATGAGATTCCTACTGGACCAGCTTTAAATATTTTAGGGTACGGATGGGGCGCTGGTGCTTGGAGCGGAAACTACGGTTGGGGTCTGAGTGGAGACACGCCATTTACAACCCAACAACAAGACTGGTGGTTTGATAACTTTGACAACGACTTGGTGATGAACATCCGTAATGGAGCTATTTATTACTGGGAGCGCGGGTCATTAACCATACCAACAACCGCTCTTGCTGTAAGAGCAACTTTACTTTCAAGCCTAACAGGAGCAAACAGCGTTCCAGCAGAAGCCATGCAAGTGCTGGTTTCTCAGAACGACAAGCATTTGTTGGCTCTTGGCTGCACGCCCTACTACACAACCGGGCCGGTTCCAGATGCAGACCCGCTGCTTATTCGCTGGGCCAGTCAGGACGAGCCACAGGTTTGGAATCCTAGTGGGGCTAACTCGGCTGGATTTATACGGGTCTCTCGGGGCTCTAAGATCGTCCGTGGTTTGGCTACCCGACAAGAGATTTTGATCTGGACCAACTCCAATCTGTATTCACTTCAATATACAGGCACGACTGAAGTGTTTGCGTTGCAGGAGTTGGCAGATAACATTTCGATTATTGCTCCTCGCGCTGTTGCTTCAGCCAACAACATTACATATTGGATGGGCCAAGATAAGTTTTATGTCTATACCGGTCAGGTTCAAACCCTTCCGTGCACGCTCCGCGAATATGTTTATTCAGACATAAACTTTAGCCAAGCAGATCAGATTATTGCTGGAACAAACGAAGGGTTTACGGAGATTTGGTGGTTCTATCCAAGCGCTAATTCAAACTGGAATGACCGTTACGTTATCTTCAACCATTTAGAAAACTGCTGGTATTACGGCAATATCGTCCGAACCGCATGGCTGGATACTGCGCTTCGTGGAAACCCGTTGGCTGCAAGCACAGAACAGGATGCTGATTCTGGCTATCTGTACGAGCATGAAGTTGGCGTGGATGACGACGGCGCTCCAATGACAGCCTATATTGAGTCAAACGACTTCGACTTGGGTGACGGTGAGCAGTTTATGTTGACCCGTCGGTTGATCCCAGACTTCAGTTTTAACCGCTCGACGGCGTCTAGCCCCGAGTTGACAATGACCATCAAGACAAAGCGCTTTTCTGGCTCCCCATACGCATCAGATGCCGCTGATACCCAGTCTGTAGTGGAGGTGCCCATCAACGCCTCCTACACGGGTCAGGTGTTCCTCAGGGCCAGGGGCAGGCAGGTGGCGTTTAGGGTCGAGTCAGACGACTTGGGGGTTCAATGGCAGCTTGGTTCGGTTCGGTTAGATGTAAGACCTGACGGACGACGGTAATGGCGCTAGTCGGTTTCCGTGCTCCAGCGCTGCCGCTGCCACCTGGGCAGTATGATGCAAGGCAACAAAACGAGCTTATCCGTGCACTGCGTCTTTACTTCAACCTGATTGATTCGCTGACACCCCAGCAGGCCCAGTCTTACAGGGCTCAGAACTTTTTCGGTGGTACGTTTTCTGGAGCCGAGTTTAATGGCGGAGTATTAAGGGGGTTTGGCCGTGGTTTAGAAGTGCCATACGCCATGTTAATGTCGGACCAAGATCAGGCAAGTGCTGGCATAACCTCAGAGAATATCGTCACATTTAATCAAGTTATATTTAATAACGGTATTGAAGTTGAAGACACCACTAAGATTAGATTTGCATGTGCTGGTCAGTATTTAGTTACAGCTAGATTCCAGTTTGCTAACCGGGGTAATTCGGCAGCAGAGTTTGAGGTTTGGGCCAAGAACAGCGGAGTCAATTACCCACTTAGTAATACCAGATTTGATATTCCAGCACGCAAAAGTTTATCTGTTTATTCTCACGTTACAGCCAACATCTCGGGTATTTTTACAGTAACCAACGGTGAGTATCTGGAAATGGCTTGGTGGTCAGACGGCGCGGATATGTATATAGAGCACTACGCTGCCGGGACAAGCCCTACGAGGCCAGAGATTGCCTCGGTTATACTTACTGCAACCTTTGTTTCAGCCCTACCAGCAGCTTTTGCTCCGATCTTGCCAGATCGACTGGTTATTCAGGGAGCAGCGCCGTCTCTTGCTTTGACATATCAATCAGGCTCAGAGGCGTTGTCACTTCAAGGCTATGCGCCTACAATAACGATAGCGTAACTGGGTCACATTGAGGACAAATTATGACGCCCAACCCAAAATATAAACCGCTGACTGAGGCTCAGTTTAGAAGCCAGTGGAAAACGTATTTAGCTGGAAACCCTGACGTTCGGGTTGAGTTCGGCAATACATTTGACGATGCTTGGTTTCATTACTCCTTCTACGGCGTCAACGATATTCAGTCTGGGTTTAGAAAGTTTGGCTCACAGACTCCAGAGCTAATCCGTGACTTTGGCTTGCGCTACCCAACCGAGTTTGGGCTCATTGATCCAAAGACCGGCAGGAGAACTGAAAAGTTTATTAAGAATCTTCCTGAAGAAGCTCGTCAGCATCTTATCGACAACTACGAAATATACGACGAGTCAAAGGGCAGGTTTACTCAGGCTGACCTCGACTTCCTCAAGGCTCGTGGAGTTACCGACCTAGATCAAATCAGCAGGATTGCTGATCGGTTCGATACGGACAAGATGGACTTGGCTACAGCATCCAAGTTCAGAACCAATGATGTGCTGGGTGATCCTGAGAAGTACAAGCTGATCGACCCAAAGACTGGCAAGCACACAGCAAACTTCATGAAGTTCCTGCCCGAGCAGGCCCGTCAGTACATTGCAGAAAACTACACTGAAAAGTACGACACCAACAAAGGCAACTTTACTGGTGATGAGCTATCAATCCTGACTGGGGCAAAGTTAAGCGAGGACCAGATCCGTCAGGTGCTTGGCAACTACGAGCTTGGTGGAATCAATTCTGGGGTTGCTCGAAAGTACATTGCAGATCAGTACACCTCTGCCCTGTCGCCAGAGTCTTATAAGCAGTTCTTTGACACTGGGGCCAAGGCCACTCCGTTGCAGGCAAAGACTGGTGCAGCAGGAATATTCGATGCCAATGACTTGGCGTTTTTGCGTGAGCAGAAGGTTCCAGCAGAACAGATTGCCGAGATTGCAAGAAGCTACGGGATTGGGTCCATTCGCCCCGATCTTCTTAAGTACAACGCCAATACCAAGAAGTATGCGACGCCTGAATTGAGCCCGATTGCGGGTGACATTTTTGCTGACTACGGCAAGTTTGAGGTTGGCCAGCAGGGCATCTTTGACCAAGCAGACGTAAATCTGTTGAAGAGTCTTGGCTATACCGATGCGGATATTTCCAACCGCGCCCGGACTTTGTTTGGCGAGGACCGCGTATCTTCAGAGGTCATCCAACAGTACTTCCCGAATCTGGCTCTCCAAGCGCCTGGGAGTTTGTACGTTGAGCAGCCGATTCAGTTTGATAGAACACCTCAGACTGTACGTCCCCCGGATGAGCCGATTATATCTGGACGCCCGGTTGAGCCTACTCAGCCGACTGTTACGGCACCGACGATTCAGGCTCCTGCTGCGCCTGTTGCTCCCACTGTTCCAGAGACAGACTATTACTCGTTCTTTAGGGGCATCCCTGGGCCTGAGACCGCAGCGGCGGCTGCACCTGCGCCTGTGCAGTTTATGACTGGGCCAGCAGCAAGGAACCCTGTTATTGATTACTTTGCGAACACTCCGATTGCAACGCCGTTCCCAACGCTGCCCTACAGATTCCAGACGCTGACTCCTGAGAACGTAAACCTGCGTCAAGGTCTTGGAACGCTGCCGACCACGCTTCCATTGCTTCAGGGCCCTGGGGCACCGGCACCAGTTGCATCACCGTTCCCAACGACACCACCGGGCTCTCCGAACCTACCCATTTCAGCGCTTCAGTACATTGCCCCTGCTCCAACGGTGGCAGAGTTGCAAGCCGCTTTGGCTGCTCAGGCTCTGGTTTCACCAACAGCCCCGGTTCCAGCAGGGGTAGTAGCAGAGGCACCAGTTACCGCTCCCGTTACAGGACGCATGGGTGGGATGGTTAGCTTTGCTGAGGGTGGTATGCCCAGGTTTGCCCCCGCTGAAGTTGGCTCCGAGTTCAACGTTCAGGACTACATTGATCCCAATACCGGCAGGTTCTACATCAACGAGTTCCAGCGGGATCAGGTGTTCAACCCACAGTTGCGGCAGGCTGAAGAGCAGGCTCGTAGCTTTAAAGAGGGTGGAGTTGCTTCGTTGTCGCTGCCGGAAATGGCTGAAAAGGTTCGTTCTGCTGGTCGAGGCGAGGACACGGTTCTTGCCCACATTACCCCAGAAGAAGCAGGCATTCTGAAATTACTTGGTGGTTCTGGAACGATTAACCCAAAGACAGGTCAGCCTGAGTTCCTTAAAAAGTTTATTAAAAAAGTTGTCCCTAAAGAAATCTACAAACCCATATCTTCTGCTGGAAAGAAGATTGAGCGAGGGATTGAGAGCATTGCGGATAAGCTTGGCCCAGTTGGTCAGATTGCTGCTGCTCATTTTCTTGGGCCAATTGGCGCTGGTATATATGCGGGACTTGCTCCAAAAGGAAGTAGCTTTGATGTCAAACGTGCAGCGATTGCAGCGGCGGCGACAAAAATTGCTAAAGATATGTTTCCTCCGGGTGCTGAGTCCACTAGTGGTGTTGAAAGCGCAGCAGGAACTGGTGGCCCCTATGACATTAGCGACGTTGGATCTTTGGGGGACCTGTCACCCCCCGCGACGGTTCCTTCAGTTGATGTAGCAGCATTGCCGACATCTCAGATTAGTGCGTTAGAGCCAACAACTAGCATTGGTGCTGACGTAGGAGAGTATTATCAAGGCCCTGGCGCAGCAGTATCTGGCGCCACTCCACCACCTCCACCGACGTATTTAGAAGAAGCGGTTACTTATATTTCAGAAGCCCCGGGTAGGGTTATTGAGGGTGTTCAAAACCTTCCACAGACCATTGCTGATTTGCCCGGAAACATTGTTGATTACGCTGTTGACAAGCCTATTCAGACCGCGTTTATCGGTTCTCAGTTGTACGCAGCTAAAGAAGCCAAAAACGAGATGGAGAAGTACGAGGAAGAGCAGCGTCGTCTTGAAGCCGAGGAAGAAGAGCGGCGGCGTCGTTATGGTGATTTGTTCTCCCGCACTCTTGGTCGAGTCCCGATGGCTGGCGGCGGAATCATTGCCCTGAACCGTGGCGGTATGCCCACCTTTGAATATGGTGGAACGACTGCTCCGACTGGAGAGCCCAGGATGGTTAGGGGTGCTGGTGATGGCATGAGCGATAACGTCCCTGCAACCATTGAAGGTGTGCAAGAGGCTCGACTTGCCAACGATGAATTTGTGGTCCCAGCCGATGTAGTGGCTGATATAGGCAACGGATCTAGTAATTCCGGTGCCAAGAAGCTGTACGCTATGATGGACCGTGTACGCAAAGCTCGGCACGGAACAACAAAACAACCTCCCGAAATCAATGCTGAACGCTTAATGCCAGCGTAAGGAAACAATATGGCTACGCAAACTATAACCACATCTGGTGACGTACCAAAGGCACTAGAACCGTTTTACCTTGGCAAAGCAGGTCAACCAGGGTTAATCGAGCGTGGTATCCAATCCATCTACCCAAGTGGTTTGTCTGGTGCCCAAGCGTATCAGCAGATGTACAAGCCTCTGTATGAGCAGAACCTCATGGGGGCTGGTTCGGTCGCGCCGATGTCTCAGTTCCAACAGAATGTTGGGCAGGAGCTTTTAAACCTCCGTGTTCCAGGTGCGTTTGGATACGCAACCGAGGCTGGTCAAGTCGCTGGTGCTGGACTAGAAGGACTGCTTGGATTGCAGGCTGAAAGTGTAGCCGCGCCTCAACTAACTCAGTACCAACTGGCTAGCCCGGAGATGTTTACTGGAGAAGCTGCTCAGCGTTACATGTCTCCGTACATGCAGAACGTGGTGGACATCCAGCAGCGTCAGGCGATTGATGCAGCTAAAAAAGCTCAACTTGGACAGAATCTTGCCGCAGCCCGACAGGGTACTTACGGCGGTGCAAGACAGGCACTTCTTCAGGGTGAGCGGGAGTCTGGGCTTCGGACCCAGTTGGGCGATATTCAAGCTCGTGGCCTTCAAGAGGCATACGGTCAAGCGCAATCTATGTTTGAACGAGATCGTGCTGCCCAGATGGGTACTGCCCAACAAAACTTGGCGGCTGCTCTTGGAGTTCAGCAGCTTGGTGCGGGTCAGAGTCTTGAGGCTCAGAGGGCAAATCAGGCCGCAGGTCTTCAGGCAGGGCAACAGCGTCTCGGTGCAGCCACAGGGCTGACAAGTTTGGCAGGACAGATGGGTGGGCTTGGAACGCAGCAGCTTGCCGGTCAACTAGACATCCTGAAGACGCAAGGCGCATACGGTGACTTGCAGCGTGCTCTGTATCAGCAACAGCTAGATGCTCAGCGCCAAGACTTGATGAACCAAGCTCAGTACGGACAGACTCAAGTTGGTCAACTCTCTAACCTGTTGCGTGGTATACCCATGACGGATACTACTCAAACCTCAACTACGCCGCCTCCATCGTTTGCAAGTCAGTTGACCGGTCTGGGGCTTTCAGGTCTTGGTTTGTATCAAATGCTGAACAAATAGTAAGGGACAGCCATGAGCATTGTTCAAAATCTTAAAGTCTTGAATAAGCCGATTGCTGAATTGGCTATGCTGCCCCAAGAGGCCATTATCCAGTTGGCCCAGTCTGGTCAGATTCCAGTCGGGTTTGTGGCTCCTATTCTTGGAGAGAAGGCTGAACAGAGCAAAGCTGCTGCCGCTCTTGCCGCGATGAGAACCCAGCAACAGATGCCTGCCCCGACAGTGTTAGAGGGGATCATAGCTCAGAACGCCATGGGTGAAATGCAAGCACAGATGCCTCCCCCGGATCGGATGACAGAGGCTGGAGTTGCTGCACTTCCTGCTCCAAACATGGAGTCAATTGACATGGCTGGCGGTGGGATTGTGGCGTTCCAAGGTGGTGGGGCATCTAGCCTCGAAGATAAATTTAGGCAAAGGCAAGAACTGTACAAACAGTTTGTCGGTGAAAATGAGGCTGCTCAAAAAGAACTTGCGGGTATGGATGCAGAAGCCGCTCAACAGCGTGCCATGCGTTTAATTGAAGCAGGTCTTGGTATAGCAAGTGGCACTTCTCCGTATTTTGCTGCAAACCTTAAAGGCGCTATGCCTGCAATCCAAGGTTACGCAGGGGATATTGCAGAGCAACGTAAACGTAGAAGCGCTCTTTCTGCGGCAGATCGTGCTGAAAGGCTCAAGCTGTTTGAAGGTACGTTGTCAGACGAAGCTAAACAAGCACAAATTGACGCTACGATACAAGCCGCCAATATTTCTGCGGGTAAGCCTACTGACCAAAGAAGTTATATAGAGGACTACGTTAAAGCAGCCCGTGCAACCGGTGATACAAAAACTCCTGAATCGGTCCTTCGCCAAAAAGGTGCTAACGAATACCTTAGTAGGTATGGTGCTGCCGAGACAAGGGCTAGAGCTGCTGTGTCTCAAGCTGAAACCGCAGGAACAAAAGTTGAACAAACTGCACGAGAAAAAGCAGTAGAAGCAGTAGATAGAGCTATTGCGCCCGGTGGGAATAGAACCCAACAAAGAGAATACAACAGGAGAGATAGGGAAGACCGGCTAGCAAACGAAAAATCTGGTGCTCAACCTGGAGATCCTAACTATTCAAACAAAGCGGAAGAGTATAGACAAAGATTGATAGAAGACCGTTTGAAAACAACTGCGGAACCTACTGCGGCTAAACCTACTGCGGCTAAACCTACTGCGGCTAAACCTGCTGCGGCACCTGCGGGACTACCTGCCGGTGCTACGTACATGGGCACTTCAGGTGGTAAGCCAGTTTATAAACTTCCCAATGGTAAGATGGTGATCCAAGAATAAGGAGTTCAGTATGGCATTTGTGCCTTTTACTGGAGAGTTGGATCCACCGGAAAAAAAGTCTGTTCAGTTTGTGCCTTTTACGGGCAAACTTGACGAACCAGAAGACGAAGGCACTAAATTTGTGCCTTTTACTGGGAAGTTGGACTCAGTTCCGGTAGAAACAGCACAGGCAGAAGAAACTCCTGCTGAAGACTTTTCTTCTTTCTTTACGGGTACTGCGCCGGAACCGACTGTCCCTGTTACATCTAATGTGCCGACTGCTAGGTTTGTCCCTAAAGCAGAGCCTTTTGTTGAAAAAACGCAAAATCCATTTAAAGGTTTGGTCGGTCGCGCTGCTGAGCTAACTGGTTCTGGCATAGAAGCTGTTGCAGAAGTTGGTGAACGCCTTGGTGATCGTTTAGAAAAAGCAGTTCCTCTCTCTGATTTAACTAAGGAACAACTTGAAGGGGAGCAACAACTTAAACCGTTATTTACTTGGGCTAAGTCGCTAAAAGATTGGGGTAAAGACATTGGATATGCCCCTAGTACACAGCTTGGTGATCTTGCAGACAATCCGCTAAATACAATTCCGTTTATTGCAGAACGAGTAGTTACTTCTGTCCCAGATATGGCGGCGGCAGTAATAAATTTACCTGCTTATGTAGGCGCTCGTACAAAAGAAATTTTGGATGAACGGGTTAAAAATGATAATAAAACTTTAAACGAGGCTACTGTAAGTGACGTGACTGCCGCCGCAGGTGCAGCCGTAATTGAAGCTACGTTGGAGCGTTTTGCAACAAGAAGGCTTGGGATTGGTAAAGCTACTCCTGAATCTACAGTAACAGGTCGAATTGCTAAGGAAACAGGTGTTCAATCAGGTACCGAAGCGGTAGAAGAGTCTGCTTCTTACCTTGGTGAAACCGCAGGCACTTTACGTGGTTCAGACATAAAAGAACTTGGTGAACGTGCTCTTGAAGGCGCTATAGTTGGTGGAGGTCTTGGAGCTACAGTTCAAACCGCTAAAGAAGGTGTTTCTCCTTTTATAGAACAAAGAGAAAGAAAACAAGCTGAACTAGAAGCACAAAACAAGTTACGTCAGGCAAATGCCGAACAGTTGGGGCCAGTCTTTGATGCACTGGTTACTCAGGTTAAAGCTGAGAACCCCGGTATGTCTGAAATAAATGCGTATAAGGAAGCAGGTAGACGCCTTACAACACTAGGAGGGCCAATAGATGAAGGTGCCGGAGTTGGAACCGGAGGAGGTGAGCCTAGCGTTCCTTTGCCTAGTGGGAAAAGAGTCGATGCAGAACCTACCGCCGCAGTTACAGAAGTTGGACTCGAAGCAGTGGGAGTACCTAGCGCACCTGCTGGTGATGTTGGAGACCGAGCAGCAGTTGAACTCCCTGCAATAGAACCAGTTACTAAAGACGCCATTCGGCAGAAGTACGTTCCTTATGTAGCTACGGACATCTTAAATCGTGCGTATGTGATCGTTAAAGAGGCTAAAGATCAGGGTGCTGACGTCTCTGAGGACGTTGCACTACGCCAAGCAGAAACTGAGGTTACTGAGGGTGTAGACCCAGCGCTACTTATTGCTGACCCAAACAAACGCTATACCCTTACCCCCGAAGAAAAAACTCAGTTCACCGCGCTAAATACTGAACTAGACGCAGCACAGGTGGAACAAGAGCGAGCAACGCAAGCGCTTAACGATGCGCTGGGTTTTGACATCACTTCTTCTGAATTTTACGACCCCACACGACTTAAAAGTGATTTTGAGTCTGCGTTGGAGAACGAAAGAGAAGGAAAAGATTTAAGCGATTACGACCGAAGTTTTTTAAAGCCGGAAGTTCGACCGCTTATTGAAAACTTTTTTGGGGCAGTAGACAGGGTTAACGAAGTACAAGATCAGTTAACTCCGCTGCAAAACACCATTATTGATGGAGTGCCCCGGGAAGTCACTAAAACTGCTGCACCTACTGAAACCGTACCCCTTGACCAGACTACTGCCAATACGCCAGCATCTCAGTTGTCAGTTAACCCAGAAACAGGGCTGAAGCCTCCGGGTAAACGAGGTGGTCGCAAGCCTGTGGTACGCACTCCTGAAGAGCAAGCTGCTGCCGAAGCACAACGTGCTGAACGCCAAAAAGTTGGTAAAGATGCTATTCGTGCTGCGGAAAAAGCACGTAAAGTTATTGAGAAGCCGTTTAATCCAGACGACTACGACAACCTAGATGCGGCAAGAGCTGCTGGTTTAGAACTTCAAACGGAACGTGATGCTGCACTAACTGAGGCTTTCCGTGTTCTTGCTGACCGCAACATTAGCCCTACATCTAAGGCCAAGCAGATTGCCAAGACTGTTATTGACCACCCCAGCGTAGACGCACAGGAAAAGCGTCGGGCACAACAGCGTGCGCAGCAAAGTCAGACTGCTAGGTCTGGTCTGTTAGAGGGGTCTACTAACTCTGAGACTGATCCTTCCTACCTTATTGAAGACTTTGGTACAGCTACTAAAGCAGCTGAGTACATCATGCGTACGGGCAACGCGTTTGAAAAGTTGCTGGCCCAACGCATCAAGCCATTTCTTAAAGGGGTCAAGCTTGTAATTGTTAATGACCCCCGCACTGACATTCCTGATACCAAAACCCGTGCAGCGTTCAGGGGAGCAACGGGTCTGTATGTCGAGAACGATCAAGGTCGCACCATATATCTAAGCAACTTGGCTGGGCTTGAAGGCATCAACAACATGACCTTCTTGCATGAAGCAGTCCATGGCGCAACGATGGCGCAAATAAATGCGTGGCTGAAAGACCCCAATTCGGTTAGCCCTCAAGCACGGACAGCAATGGAAGAGATGCAAAAAACCATGCTGAGTGCTTATAAGTTCTACGCACTAATGAACGTGAAGGGTAAAACTGACGATCTAGAAGACATCTTGTTTGACAAGTTAAACGCTTTTACTGACATCAAAGAGTTTGTAGCCTATGGCCTTACGCAGCCTGAGATGCAGAACTTTTTGCAGAAAGTCCCAGGGCGTTATGAGTTTGGATCGAAACTGCTCAACCGTGGCTTGCTGACTAAGTTCGTCCAGTCCATACGCAAGATGTTTAACATGGGGCCGCAGTATGCCTCGGCTTTCCAAGACCTTGTTGTCGTTACCGATCAGTTGTTACGTGCTTCTGGCCCTACTCCTTCTCAGGGCACTATCATCGCTGCGGCTAAAAAGGTTAGAAAGCAAAACAAGACACTGGAAAAAATACTTAAATCAAACAACGCTTCAGCAAAGAACGCTGGCATTGGTCAGTTGTTTATGGAAACGCGTAATGCCAAAAGTGCAATCCGGCTATTGCGTTCCACTTTTGATGCGTTGACTGTAAGTTCAATCCGAAAAATTATGCCAACTTTGACTACTGAGGATATTACTCGGTGGGCTGGTGACAGGATTGTTAACCTAGAAAAAGTAAACGACGCAGTGCAAGACATGGCTGGTATGCGTGCCAAGATGATTCGTGAGTTGGCTGAGCGGGTACCCCAATGGGTTAAGTTTGGTCAGAGGTACGAAAAAGGAGGTCGTACTCTAGGCGAAGTTATGCACGCATCTACGCTGCTAGCTGTTGACCCAACGCAACATAAAGACTTAGCTAGTGCATTAAATAATGACTCACAGCTACAAAAGCTCAAGGCTGACTATCAAGCTGCTTTAGCTGATCCCGCTAAAACTCCGCGTCAACGCACTGCTGCCAAGGGTGCGGTTACTAAACGCGAGAATGAACTTAAAATTGTTTACGAAGGCGGCACAGTTGTTAACCCTGATACGGGTGAAAAGTACACCATCGAGGGTTGGGAGCAGCTTGGCAAGTACGGCAACGGTGAGGGTCACGAAATCTTTAAGATGGCAAAAGATGCCTACAAGGATACGTTTGACTTGCACCAGCAGTTGCTGATTGACAAGATCACTAAAGCTAACATCCCCGGACAGGTTAACAACCCAAACACCCCTAAAGGTAAGCTGATCGCTCAGATCACGCAGACTTTCCAAGAAGCCCAACAACTTGGAATTTACTTCCCGCTTATGCGGTACGGCAACTTCTGGTTGCGTATTGGCAAAGGTAAGTCAGGTGAATTTCACATGTTTGAGTCTGCAACGGCTCGTAACAACTACGCTCGTCAGCGTGCAGAGGAAGCAGGTAAGACCTACGAAGATGTTCTCACAGACCAGTCTTTTGAAGTCGGTGACGACCTAAATCAGATTCGTAATGAAGTAATGGAGTCTAGCCAGATGCTTAAAGACATCTTCAAAGCACTTGAAGATGGAAGCGTTGTAGACCCTACTACTGGCAAAGCTGGTATTACTGACATAGATGCAGTTAAAGATCAGGTCTATCAGATGTATTTGATGACTTTGCCTGATCGAGACATCCGCCGTAAATTCACTCACCGCCAAGGTAAGACTGGTTTTAGTGCGGATGTGCTTCGCAACTTCATCACTTCTCAGCATACTGCGGCTAACCAGCTTTCTCGTCTGGCTTATGCTGATGACGTTAGGCTGGCCCTTGGGTCTGCTTATGCTGAACTTGCAGGTAATCCAGATGCGCTGAAGCTACGTGCATTCGTAGATGAGATTGCAATTCGTGCCACTGCGGAGATGACTCCTCAAGTGCCAGGGGAGTTTAACTGGGATGCTTTAGCAAACATAGGCAACCAAGCAGTGTTTTATTACATGCTGACATCCCCCAAGTCTGCTCTAGTGCAGATGACGCAGCTTCCTATTGTTGGTTTGCCGGTTCTGGCTGCTGAATATGGAACAATAAAAGCCGCAGCCACTGCTGCTCGTTACTCCAATCTCTTTAACAAGTTTGGTACTACAAAACGGGATGCAAACGGTAACGTCACTACTAAATGGGGTGAGCCTTCAATAAATGATTCTGCTTATGTCAATAAGCACCCTAATCTGAACTATCGCAGAATACTAAAGCGTGCGTGGGAAGCTGGACAGGACAAAGATTTGTTTATGTCTACCTATGCGTCTGACATGACTGCACGGGCGCAGGCACCAACTGCTGAGTATCAAGGGCTTCCAAGTAAAGGTTTTCACGCCATCTTAAATTTTATGGGTGGTGCTTTCCATCACCTTGAGCGTATTTCCCGTGAAACCATGTACATGTCGGCCTTTGAGTTGGAATTTGCTCGGTCCAAAGAACAGGGGTTGAATGACAATGAAGCAGCTACTAAAGCAATTGATGTAGCAACCAAGCTGGTCTATGAGTCGTTGTTTAACTACACCCAGTACAACAAACCCCGTTTGATGAAAGCCAATGCTGCTACTAAATTAGGTACGCAGTTTATGACTTATCCCCTCCAGATGACTTCATATCTGGTGCGTAATTTTTACGGGATGCTGCCTTACCTCAATAAAGAGGATAAGCGAGACGCAGCAATTAAGTTCTTCGGTACTCTCGGCATGACTTGGTTGTTTGCTGGTGTAGTAGGTCTGCCCGGTTACAGCATGATACTGGGGCTTGCAGAAGGTTTACGGGAAGCATTACGCCCTGAAATGGGTGATGAAGATGAAGACCTCTTCTACGATGAAAATGATGAGGGCAATCCGCTAGGTAAACGTAACCTCAAGTTGTGGTTTGAAGAGTGGCTTATTCCAACTTACTTTGGCTCTGGAAGTGATCTTGCCACAGCGTTAGGTTTAACAGAAGAACAAGCCCTGACTTTACAGCGATCTGTAAAAATGGGTCCAATATCCGGGCTAACCGACTTAAATATTGCTGCATCTACATCACTTGATGGTATGTGGTTCCGAGAAGATGTTCCTGCTGCTACTTCAAGAGAAGCATGGCAAAACTTTTTAATTGGTCTTGCAGGTCCGTTTGGTTCTATGGGTGAACAAATGTTTGCCGCTCTTGATGACTATAACAATGGTGAGCTAAACAAAGCACTTGAAAAAATATCACCCGCATTTATACGTGGGTTAATAACGGCTAACCGTTTGCGTGAAGAAGGTTTAAAAACTAGTTCTGGAGATCAAATACGGGATGCCGAGTGGTACACCACTGGCAAGCTGCTTGCACAATCTCTTGGATTCCAAAGCACGGAAGTGGCTGAGATACAGAAGAAAAACTTTAGGGCTAAGCAGATGGTCAGAACCATCGAAAAAGAACGTACTAAAGTTCTCAGAGATTTGGACAAAGCCTACGTGCGGTATAACGAAAACCCAACAGAAGCTAATGACGAAGCAATAGATGAAGCTTATACAGCGATAGCTGAGTACAACTACAAAAATCAAGCTGTACTACCAATTACTCAAGACACCATAATTAGTTCGCTTTCGGGTAAAGCCAAACGCAGAGCAATAGCTGAAGAAGGACTTTCTGTTGACCCGAGGTTAGCGAATACTGTTTTCGAGTTAACTGAAAAAACTAGGGTTCCCCAAGAGCAGAAGTAAAAAGCCCCCGGTTTTGAGGCCGGGGGCGTAAAGGAACCACCAAGGAAACGGAAGGAGCGATTCTTCCGAGGCCAGTATATCAAACTCGCCATACTCGTAAACCCTTTATCCCCTCCTCAATCACTACTTTTGTTAGGATTTTGTAGCGAAAGCGGTTTGTGGTTTCAAGGATTTCTTTTTTAGCTTTGCTAGGGTTGAGGCAAGGGATGAAGAACGACCACCCCTTTTTGAACTTTTTCCAGTTGATTCGGTAACTAACCTTCTCCACCTGCATGGCTGTCCTCGGGTTGCACAAAGTCATCCATGCTAATGAACTCGCTGCTAGCACAATCAAATATCAATGAGTGCACTCCCGGCGACACGATCTTCATACCTTTAGAAAGCCGTTTATTTGTGGTACCAAGGAAGATACCCTTCTTTTCTAGCTGCTGTAGCGTGTCTTTGTAGTTCACTTGAAACTTCACGCAGTCGTTCTTAAACGGTTTTGCTGCAATAAACATCTTCTTGGTGTCAGGCTCATACCGTACAAGTAGTTCGCCTTTTGGCTCGGCGGTAGGCAGAGAGGGCATAGCAGTGCGCCGGTCTACGTTGTCATTAACCACCAAAATATTCTGCATGTGCCGGTTAATGTAGTCACCGATCACCGACATGACATCACTTGCTGGGGGCTTAACCTCTGCGCGTAGGCTAAGAATCATCTGGGTAGCCCACTTGTAGATTGCCTTCATGTCCCAATCGAGCAGCCCACAGTTCTTAGCAATCAACCCACCGGTAATGTTTGCTGCTGCTACTGCCGACCAGAAGCGCTCTCGTTGGGTAAGCCGCAACTCTTTGTCGATCTTGGCTTGGATGCTAAGCACAGTGGTCTTGGCTTCTTCTAGGTTCTCTACTAGCCACTTAGCGTAAATGTCGCCCGCATGTCCAAAGTTATGCTTTAGCTGGTGGTCAAACATCTGCTTGGCTTTGCTTACTTCGATGACTCCGTTCTGCTCAATCTTGTACTCAATCAACCGCATCAACTCGCCATCAGGAGAGTTTTTCAAAGACGCCATCTTCTCGTAGAAAGACGCGTTGGAAGAGCATAGCGATATGGATTGCCAGGATGTTAGGTTTAGCCTGAGTTCGTTGGAACTAGCCTTGACCCGATCTTTCCCCCGTCCCTGTGACATGGAGTAGGCCAGCGTTGAGAAGTCTGCCGGGGTCATATTGGTCATCTCATCCACGGTAAAGGGCAAGTTGTTCATCACCCCCAACCGCAAAATCTTGGCGTTTAGCGTGTCGTCCCACATGGCACATAGCCGTGCCGGGTCTCCGTAGACGCTGTTGCACATGTGCAAAATGGTCGTCTTGCCTGTGCCTGAGTCGGGGTGTATCACATTTATGATGGCTCCGTTCTGCCCCAAGAAACTAAGCAGGGGAGACCCAAAGGCAGTCAGCGTGGCAAAAGCATGGGGTTCCAACCCCGGTGCGCCGTACAAATTAAAGACTTCTTTCCAGCTTTCAAAGCTACCTACGGGCTGTAAGTGGTTGGCAATGTTAGCTGTGGTACTTGATGGTGGACTGTGAAAAACACCGTCAGGAGTAATCTCTCTGTCTCCAATAATGAACTTGCTGTTCTTGTCAGCCCATCCAAATTGTTGCCTCATTTGCTCAGCCTTCCTTTTAAATTGCAGTTCCCTAATAGACGAAATGATGTATTCCATCAACAGCCCAAACGACTTTTTGCCGCAAACTACGCCGTGGCTAGATAGAGCTTTTCGTAATTCGTTTTGGTCTGTTACATGTGTGTTGGGTACGACGAACTCTTTGACGCCGTCTCGTGGCAGGTGCAGTTTCATCACAACTACATCCCCCACAACTGGGTCTTTCATCCGCTTTACTACGTACAGGTCATGCTCGTAAACCCTGATAGGTTCCTCTTCATCACCTGCTGATCTGTAGATACCCCCGTTTTTCCCCCGAAAGAATGGGCTTGGGTAGTCGGGTATGCGGTGTACTTCATCTTCCTCGTCCTCTTCACCCTCAATCACGATGGTGTTGTCTTCTTCGGAAGCCTCCTGCACCTCTTTGCCCAGCACTATGGGGGACTTAATTTTGTCCTTGAACGGACATCCATCACACCCTCCTGGGTTGCTTTTCTCAAACTCCAAGCAAGTGTGTGGTCCTACAATGTGATTGGTTTTTTCTTCTGTAGTAGCGTAATCGTAGTCTGGATGCCCCTCAGACATCTTGTGGATGGCAACGTTACGGTCACTGCAAAACTTAGCAATTGACAGCACATCGAACCAACGGGGCTCAGACAACGATTCTTGGTTCTCAAAAGCATCCAGCAGTTGCTGGCAACCGTTGCCGTTAGCACTGCGTATCATGATCTTCTTGAAGCTGGATGTCGTGTTGCTCATCATCGACTTTGCCAGTTCAGTCAGTTCACGCTTCGGTGGTGCTTCAGTTGGGGCTTTGACCCCGAGTAAAGAACGAAAAACTTCGTATTCAACGGGTGCCCCATCACTAATAACTTCTACTGATGTAGGCGGATCATCTTTGAAGTTGTAGGTTCCAGGGATTCTTAGGATTCTGGCGACCTCAAAAACTTTGCCGTCAATGTGAAAGTTGTGCAGTACACAAAGGTCACGCAGTCTGCTAGCAACAGGCTCCCACTCTTCGCGTGATACATCGCGTGTCAAAGGCCAGTAGACATGTATGCCTCTGCCAGAGTTGACGATTATTGGTCGGGGTAATCCTATTGTTTTGCAGAACTGCTGGAGTGCTTGCAATCCGGTGGCTTGGTCGATGTAGCCTTCTGGACGCCCTGTTTTTGGGTTTACTTCAGCCTTTAGTTCTCCGCAATCAATATCCAACCAAAAGGACCGCAGTGCCAGCACGTTGGCTTTTTGCCGATTCTTATTGGTTGCAAACTTGGCTACACCAAAGTAGACGTTTCTTTCTTCTGCTACAAACTCATCGCTCAGCCGGTCAACTTCTTCTCTTGTGGCTACCAACCGTTGAATGACATCATCTTCACCCTTTATACCCAACACAGCAAACCACCCATCGGATGGTTGCACAGTGCTTAAAAGGTCTAGTTGATTTGTCATCGGCAAAAAATGGGGGCAATAACCCCACACACCCTCTCTTAAAAGACGGTTTATTGTTGGTCGAAAGAAACAATAAGGTTTTCGACAGAACTTACAATTGTGTTCTGCGGGTTACTGACCCCGATGAACCAGTTGTAGATAGTCTGCCGACTGACCGAAAGCACTTCGGCAACCTTGGCAACGGGCACACCATGCTTGATGCACACCTTCCCAAGACGGACGCCAAGTAGCTTAGGGTCAGCCTTCTTGTTTAACTCGATCAGCCTCGCGCTGTAACCGTAACTCATGGAGTTACTCGTCTTCGCCCCACTTACTTACCACATCAGCGAGGTTAGCTTTAGCTTTGGGCGCAGCTTCCACTTTCTTCGCTTGACGTTTCACGGGCTCTTCGACAGGTTCATCATCGGGCTCATCAGAGCGGACAACACTTTTTGCCTGTTTAACTTCTACTGCTGGGGGTTGCTTCTTTACGCCGTCAGCTTGCGCAACGGTAATCATGGTGTACATCTTGGTCTCAGGTTTAGATTGAGCAGCTTGGACCAGTTCGTACTCTTCATCGCTGATGTTACGCAGGGGTGTAAACAACAACTCCATTGTGTCAGCGTTAGCATCAAACGAAATGTTAGTCACTACGTTGTCAGGTGACTCACCGTTGGCAATCAAGAACTTTACGTACGACTCAAACGGATGCACATTGCCGGTGCCTTTGCCGAACAACGACTTGGCTGGCACGTTGAACTGATATACATCGCCGCTGGAATCACCTTCAACCAACACCGAGATACGACGCTGATAGCGGCAAGCCTTACTACCGTTGTCTCCAGAACCCTTGATGTTCTGAGGGCAGTCAGCACAGTTGGAGTGTTGCTTATCTGCGGCGGCATCCTCGGGTTTATCACCAAGGTTAGACCAGCAGTTGGGCAGCGTGGCTTCCTTGTTGGGATCAAACTTTTCTTTATAGAAAATACGGGAGACTTTGGGCAATGCACCCACGATGATGACGTTGATCTCTCCACGCACGGCAGTGCCAATCTGCTCACCATTGATGATGCGCTTGAATGTACCGTTAGTGTTAGTCTGGATACGGCGTGAAGATGTGGAAGTTGCCAGTGACTTGGCGAGGTCTGACAGTTGGCGATTGCCTGATACTGCAACAGCATTTTGTTGTTTGAAGATAGCTACATTGCTCATGAATTGCTCCTTACTTGGCAGTTGGTTTACGTACTTGCACGGCGTATTTGCGCTCGTTCTGAAGCCCAGCCGGGAACTTATCTGGGTTCTCTTCTAAGAACTGACGCATGTTTGAGTTGTGGATTCGTTGTTCCAGCAGGAAAGGTGCATCGTTTTCTTGGATGAATTGATACATCGAATCCCAGTCGCTCGTCCAATACCGTGATGAAACCCGACGAGAAACTGTTCCCACTGGTGTTCTGATGCTGTCTAGGTTTTGCTCGTTGCAAATGTCAAGCAGCTTGTTGCCGACAACTTCGAACTGGTCTTTCAGTTCTTGGATTTCAGCCTTGTGCTGCTCTTCTTTTGCTTCGATAGCGTTACGAATCTTGAGATAAATACTCACAAGCTCGTCAATAGCTAAGTCTGTTTCCACCATGAATCGCTCCTACTTGTTATGAGACTTCAGTATAGCACAACTTTTGACTTTGTCAAATGTCTTGAGCAATTTCTTGCCGGTACAAGTCAATTATTTTTTCGTGGTTGGTGATGTTGTTTTGAAGCATGTGATACAGCTTGCTTTCAACTTCACTGCCCCGGATGTGAACGATGGTCATGGCGTTCTTTTGTCCGGGCCGGTTGATTCGTGCGTTCGCTTGCAAGTATGTCTCCACGCTAGTCACGGGAGCGTACCAGACAATTGTGTTGGCCGCAGTTAGGGTAAGCCCGTGTGATGCCGCTTGAGGTTGAATGATAAGCACATGCGGGTCGGGGTTTTCTTGGAACTGCTTAACCAGTTCGCTGCGCTTGTTAACACTCACTTGCCCGTTGATGACACCGCATGAGATGTTGTGTTTTTCCAAAGCACTCTGTAGTAACTCGATGGTGTGAGTGAAAGGAACAAACACAAGCACCTTGTGGCTAGCCTCTTCAACGACTTCAAGGATGACTTGTATCCGATTGGATACATCAAACTCAATGACTTCTTTAGTGTCCGAGTAGACTGCACCACCTGAAATCTGAAGTAACTTGTTGATGTTGGTTGCCGCATTGACCGCTGTGACCGACTCACCGTCTGCTGTCAGAGTCATTTGCTTCTTAAGCATTCTGTAGTACTTCGCCTGCTGAGGAGTCAGAGGAGCCTCCCGTTCAACGAACGTAACCTCTGGCAAGTCAAGGCACTGATCTCGTTCAAAACGGATAGCGGGTTGCAAGACTTTGTGCACCACGGTCTGTGCGTTAGCTTTGGGAACCCAACGGAACTGGGTTGCTTTGTACATCACTTGATCTCTGAACTGCCCGTAGTACTTAGGCGTCCCGTCGGGATTGACCAGCTTTGCCAGCCCGTAGGCGTCTAGTGGAGACTGTGCCGCTGGGGTGCCCGTCATCATCCAGAGCCACCTGCTCTTGGCGGCAACTTCTTTAAGCACTTTCCATCTGTTGGTCTGCGGGTTTTTGTATGCGTTTGCTTCGTCAATGACGATCAAGTCAAAGCTACCTTCCAAGATGGCTTCTTTAACTACAGCCAACCCGTCAAAGTTGATGATGACAAACTCTGATCCAGCGTTAATGATTTTAGTTCTGGTCTTAGCATCCCCATGGGCTACGGAACAAGAGCGGTGCATGGCAAACTTGAACAAGTCCTGCTGCCATGCAGACTTCATTATGGATAGCGGACAAAGCACAAGCACACGCTGGACTTCTCCAATGTTCATCAGATAGTCAGCAGCCCAAATGACAGATGCTGTTTTGCCTGTCCCTTGCTCGTTAAAGCAGAACGCTTTGGGGTGCAATGTTAGGAAAGACGCAGTTTCTTTCTGGTGGGCAAACGGCGTCAGCTTGCCTGTCCACTTGTAATCTCTTTTGATTGTGGAAGGAACGTCTTTGATACGCAGGTTGGCAAGCATCTGGGACTCTTTCAAACCCCAGTTGACTGCCACTTCGTATATGTCTTGTTCCTGTCCTACTACTGCGCTTTTCTTTATGTGTTCGGTGATTAAGTGTGGTCGTCTTGTCCGAACCAGCAAAACTTTGTCATCAACTATTCGCACGCTTTCGCTCTCTTGGACTTAGTTCCGATACCAGCTTGTTCTTGGAGTCCCGGTCAAAAGACCGGTTTTTGGACTTGGATTCTACCTTAGTCCCTGTTCCATTTGTACCACCTTTTGATATGGCTAGTTTGTGAGCAATGTCGTTGCCGTCACCCTTCTTGACTTTGCCTTCACGGATTGCTTTGCGTCGTGCGGCGTTGCGCATGGCCCGATTTTTCTTTTGTTCTTCGGTGCCTTGGTACTGTTCGTACTCTTTTTTGTACGGGCGGGGCTTGTTAACGTATGGCATCTCGTTCTTCCTCGGGGGGTTCAAAGGGGCTATGGGTTATTTTGCCGTACGTCAATGAACTCAGCAATCCTATTTTCTGAAAAGCGGCAATAAGTATGTCGCGCTCGTACTCACCAGTAAACTCAATTGAAATTTCGCCCATTTCGTACGGGCCACTCCAGCAGTGTTTTTTATTCTTGTAGTCATAACCCTCCCCAATCATCACTTTCATGTCGTACCCACCGATGTTAGAGGTGCGAAAAGTTAGAGTCGATTTCGTAGCTTTCCCTTTGTTTTCGCCAAACTGTACTGCAAGTTCCAAGGCCATCACATCCTTGTTGCCGTATTCAAACTCAGGGTTTTTTATGTCGGTCTCTTCAGGGATGAGGCCCATTATCGTCTCCTGTTGTGTTCGCAGTGGTGGACTGGGCAGAACTTACACAGCGGTCCAGTGTTGGTGTTCCATACTCCTGATTCTTCAGCAGCAGCAAGTCGATCTAGTTCTGGTTCGAACGTAGCAAAGTACGAGTCCCGCATGTCGGCAAAATGTTCTTTGTGGATGAACTCGTTGCTCACCACGAACGCCAAGGCAGACTTGACTTTTTTGACCTGGGGGAAGTGCGTGAATAGGGCGGCGGCAAGTACGTCCAACTGTTTGAGGTCTGCATACTTAGCATTTTTGCTGGTCTTGTAATCAAGAGAGAAGGCAACATCATCTTGTAGTACAACCACGTCACCGATGCCCCGCCACCAAACGTCCTTATCAAAGAAGCCACAGGGCTCGTAGCCAGCGTCCGTTCGCTTCACACCAAGTTTTAACTCGCAGTGTTTTTCGCCAGGAATATCTTTGATGGCATTTACTACGTCCTGAATAAACTGAAACTTGGGTGGGATGGGCTTGCCTTCTTTGAGGTAGTCCTCAGCGGCTTTGTGTAACTCTTGCCCATACAGCGTTGCTTCACTACCTTCGTCTTTAACATCTTTAACTACCCGTAAGTGGTAGTACTTTTTGGGGCACTGCTCAAAAGTTTTGAGTGAGGAGTAAGACCATGTAGTCATTTTGTATGCTCGTATTGGTGCAAACTTTTGATCTTACACACTTCTGTATAAGTATGGCCTACTCTTTGGCACGATCTGCACTATGTTGCGCCCGACTAAATCCGCTAGCGCCCTCTGCACTGACCCCTCGCTTACAATAAAGTATTTAGCCAACTGTTTAACCGTTGCAGGTTTCTTGTGGTCTTTTAAGTAATCAAGGACTTTGTCCTCAATTTTCTTCATAGCCGCGCGTCCTTTCTTTCAGGAAGTGAAGCAATCCACAACCCGAGACACACCATCTCAAGTTCTTCATTGACGGGCCGGTCGTACAACGCAGCCTTCCAACCAGCGTCATAACCAACCTCGTACTCTAAGATTGCTTGGGCTTCGCCCAAACTTTTGCCGTGCCACGTGCCCAGCATCAAACAGCCAAGCATGGCAAGCACTATGAGAAACCATTGAGTGAAATTACTCAGTGTATTGCGCATTTCGTACCTCCTTTAAATTAAACGGGTTGTTGTAGTACGTACTCTTTGGAATCCTCGGCTCGGGTAGTCGCATGCCGTCCATGTAACGCTCTGGCTCTATGAACAACTCGTAGACGTGCACTTTGGTCCTGGGGTTCTCGACGCTGAGGGGTAGCACCTCAACAAGTTCAGCCAGCCCGTCCCTCACCATGCGCCGTATCAGGCTTGCCCCCGCTGGTCGGCTCTTCCCAATCTTCGCCGCCAATGAAGTCACCGTGTAACGCTTCTTCTTTTCCATCCGTATCCTCCAAGTAGTCAGGGGTTGCAAGTTTCCATCGGTCGTAGTTGGTCATGTGTTCTTCTCTTTTAGTTTGGCTTCGATGGCGTGAATAAACGGCATAAGACCACGAAAATTATTTAATTCGTGTCGTTCCTCATCTGTCAGCCCAACCCATTCACGCTGTTGGCAACAATGCCCACACCTCGGGCACTCAAACTCATGTCGATCTTTTGCCGTTTCATCGACACATTCTTGCGGTATGTCGCTGGCGTGTACAGGTGCGGCATAAACATTGGTTTCGGAGTAGTACAGTTTCCCCGCCATATCCAGTCTCACTTTTATTTCTCCATCTACAATCCACGCCACAGGCTCTTGCTTCTCTGCCTCTGCGATGGCTTGGCGTAGTGTTTGGATTGCTTCATCAACTTGATCTTGAGGCCACGCTTTTTTTGTGGGCAAACAACCCCAAATATCTTCCAAAGCCTCCAATGCTTGCTTCATTGCTGAGATGCTCATGCTAAACCTCCAGCCTCTTAAGGATTGCTTGGATGTTGCGGGTGGCACTAAACACACGATTGTTGGTTTCCCAAAATGCAGTGGCAACGGCAGACATTGGGCGTACCTCTTCTTTAGGGTAGGGGTCTAACAAAACACTTTCGTTTAATACGGGGCGTATGCGGTCAGACAATTCAGCGATTGTTTTTTCTAACACCTCAAGGTTCATACGCAACTCTGCAACTTGCGTTTCTACTTGCGAAGGCTGTCGTGCAATATCCGGATCAATATGCGCTCCGAGTCGTGTTTGTGTGCTGTAGCCCATGTCATTCTCCCTCGTATAAATTGTGTTGGCTTGATACTCTTGGTATGGATTGCTCATTGTCTTCCCTCCTTCATGTCGTCCATTACTTTTTGTTTAACGCACTCAACCATTAGTAGCGCAGTAGATGTTTTGACATTGGCAGTCCACCACTTCGGAGGGCCATCACCTCGCATCGTTACTACAATCACGGCATCGAGGTGGCTGACTTCTTCAAGGGCAGAGTGAAGGCAAGCCTCAGCACCCCACCGTCCAAGGGTTTCGATTTTGGTTTTCATGTCTCACCCCTTTCCCTTATTCTCACGCCGCATACTTCAGCCGCTAACTGCCCAACTTGTTTCTGCGTTTGGTTCAAATCAGTTCTGGTTTCGTAATACTCTGAAATCCCATCGCAAATCTCAGCGCAGGCTTCTCGCTCTTCCTCAACAGCCTTTTTAACTACGACTTCAAGCGCTTCTATTGCCGCCTCTCGTGCATCAGCCACCCCCGCGTCGTACGAATCCATAAGCATTTTTTGGAGTTTGTCAGTCATCTCTCACCCCTTTTTCGGATTGCTTTGGCGGCTTCTTTGGCTAGTATTTTGGCTGGTGCTTCATCATGCAAAAACCTACCATTCTCAAGCAACTTCGCACACGCCTCACGCTCCTCTGCCCGAACCAACTCGGCAAAGTGTTCGATGTCACCATGCAGGGTCAGTCCATGGTCCTCGATCAGTTTGAATACGTTCATGTGTTTCTCCTTATAACTGCGGCCTCTACTGCTCGGCATATATCGACTAGACTCCCACCTTCTAGGTTATCGTCAAGGATCTGATGGACTTCTTTATCGGTTAACTTAACCATGTCTCGCTCTTTTACCATTTGTGCAAACCTACGCAGGTCATTCCAAGAACACCCGTACGTAGAGTTTTTCTTACAGATACCAGCAGCGTCAGCAATTATTAAAATTTCTTCTTTAGTCATAGTGTCACCGCTTCGTCTAATGGAATGGCACGAGTGCTTGGGTGGAACTTATGTATCTGTCCGTTCTCACCATTAATGATTATCTTGTTATCACCAGTGCGTCCGGCTACAACACCACGCTGTCCTGTCCTGTATATCTGCACTGGCGCTCCATGTGCAAACATTATTAGCGTAGCGGGTTCACCTACGCGGCGTAGTCTTGGACTGCCACTCTCTAACTTCTTGAGCACCAACGCATCACCCCTGTTTTTACAGTACGCAATCTCCACATCACCTTCACCAACTGCGTACCACCCATCTCTAGTTTTTGCTATCCATCTGTCGCTCATGTGTTCTTCTCCTTTAGTTTGGCTTCGATGGCTTCAATAACCGCAAGCCGACCGCCAAGATTCAAAGCCTCGTTTAGCCAAGCAAGTTCTTCGTGCGTAAATCCAACCCATTCACGCTTTGCAAGCTTTGCAAGGGCAAAGTTTCCTTCACGCTCAATTTTCAATTGCATCGTCAAAGCCTCGATGATTGTGTCTTTGTTGCTCACGACTTTTTCCTCCTATTTTCGCAGGGCCAGTGTTGGGCTAAGGCCGCGATGACCAACATATGAGCGGACACGTCTCTGTTCTGAGGATTGGCATGCAAGTAGTTCTTCATCACATCTTGCAACTGCCCCTGCGTAACACTAGGAGGAATGCACACGGCAATGTTTAGGATGGAATCCGCAACACCAATGACATAACCTAGTGCATACATATTAAGCTGAGCACTTGAAGAGTTGAGGTCTTTATATAGATCATTGCCACTTTGATACTGCGCACTAACGCTTGTGCACACAAACATCAGTCCAGCCAATAGAGCTTTCATGCTTGTTTCTCCTTGCGTAACCTCTTAACCTCGGCGCCTAAATGCTTGGCTAGTGTCCACAACTCGTGAAGGTGCTTGGCACTGTTCTTCTCACCAGCAATCCTCAAGTGATCGACCACTTGCATGGTGTCCTCAAACAACTTCAGCTTTTCAACCATGTCGATGTCTTTCACTTTTCTTCCCCCTTCTTGGTGTAGCCGTTCTCAGCCCATGCCACCTCGTCTGTTAACAGTTTCACGCGCTGACGTTCCTCATCCAGAAGGCGCTTCAATCTAAGATTCTCAGACTTCAAGTCTTTAATCTCTTGCACCATTGCGTTAAGTTCAACCGCGTTAATCAGAAGTTGGTTCATGGGCTTTCCTTTATTACTGGTGAGCTTCTACTAGCTCTATGAGTTTGTCTAAGTAGTGGCGAGCTTTTTGTAAATCTTCTACGCCACCTTTCTTTTCAGTACGGGCAATGTACTTAATTACGTTACCACGCAAGAAACCGGCAAACGCTTCGGGAGACATCCACGCTTCCATTGCAGCCCAAGGCTGAACACCTAGTGCTACGTAGTGATCTCCACCAAATTGCACAGAGTCTGCTTTGGCGCGTTTAGATGTCGATTGATAAACTGCGTTAGCTTGTTCTTGAGTAAGCACATCCGAGGTGTCTACCGCCACCGTCAACGCTTGCTTGCGTATGTTGTAGATAGTCGGGACAGCCAACCGAAACTTTTTAGCTACGTCTTTAACTGCAACGTCAGGGTTGTCTTTAATAAAATTGATGACTTTAGTACGCCTTGTTGCTCTTTTCATTTGTTCGCTCCTAAAAGGGTGCAGATTGAAAGTTGTCGAGTTGCTCACGCTTCTCGTTTTGGTACTGCTCTTTGAAGTACTTCGTTACCAGCTTGCGCTCTTCTGGCGTTTTAAAGGGCCAGTTCCAGCGTTCCCATGTCATCCCCGAGGGATGAAGTTTTTGTTTTTGCAAGTTTCTTCCTCAATAATGATTGCGTTCAACATAAGTTTCATATCGGCTAGTGCGTTCACGGCGGCAAGCTTTGCATCTATATACCGCCCTTCAAGCATGGCTTCATGAACTTTTGCCATTCCTTTTTTAACTTCCATGTAGGGTTCAGTAAAGTCAATCATCTTGTTAATGTCCATCAACAGTCTCCATAAGAACGACCTACGCCAGACTCGCAGTTCAGCGGAAGGTCAGGTGCCCACTTGGGGCGAATACGCATGCACATTTCTACAAACTCTTGCCCCGTTTCTCCTTCATGTTCGGGGACTATGCAAGCGATAGCGTCATGTACCGTCATGACCACGCGGTACTTTTTAGAGATCATTAACATCTGCTCACCGATGGCGATACGCGCAAGGGCTTGACACACGTTCTCAATTACTTTGCCCCCGTAGATGCGGTTGGGAATCACCGCTTTGCCACGCTTTGTGTCGTACACCAGTTCTTCTTTACCTTGGTCATTGACCCAACGCCGCAGGTTTGGGTACTTAACGTATAGCCCGTTAGGCAACTTAATACCTTTGCTCCCCTCCACAGCAAGCACTCCTGCTCTTCCCAGTGGGGCGGTCTGCTCGTTTGCTATGGCTAGCAACGCATTGCTTGCTTCTTTCCACAACAGTGGGATGCGGGGGTAAGTCTCTCGATACACCGAGATGATGCGTTTGCACTCATCTTCCGAAAGGTCAACGCCAAAGACTTTTAACTGAGTACGAAACTTAGCAGGCCCCATGCCGTATCCCGCACCGAGAATTGTTGTCTTGCCTACAAACCGCTCATCTTTGTTAATCTGATCTATGTCTTTGCCGTAGATGGCAGAAGCCATAATCCTGTAAACGTCCTCACCTTTGTCGAAAGCATCGACCAAGTCGTTCTGCTCTGCCAGCCATGCCAGCGTACGGGCTTCAATTTGTGAGGAGTCGGAGTCAATTATCTTGTAGTTCTTCGGTGCGAGGATGGCACGTTTAAGCGGAGAGGTCCGAGGAAGGTTCTGCATGTTGACCTTGTCATCACCACCCCAACGCCCCGTGTGTGCCGCATAGTAGCGTAGGGGGATGGGTAGTAAACCCCGATCCGCAATCTCAATAAATCGTTGGGTGCGTGTCTCTTCGATGGTTGACTTGACTCCCAACCGAGCCGCAACAAGGGCTTGCACCGCCTCGTTTTCATGCTCTAGTAACGCCTTGAACTCCTCGTCAGTCTTGGAGAAAGCGTAGGTTTCTTTGTTTGTAAGGGGACTAATCTTGATGGGGGGTTCAACGCCCTGCTTGCGTAACAGTTCAGCAAACTGTGGGTTGCTCATCAGCACATCGCGGTTCTCGTCAATACCCTCCATGAGCCGAGCCTTGGAGTCTTGCACTTCACGCAAGTGCCCTTTCAAAATGTTTTTGTCGAGTTCCAGTACGGGTTCGGTGAACATCCGTATCGTAAGGTCAATCAGATTAAGTTCGCTTACGGGAAAGTCAGCAACAAGACAACCAAAAAGATCGTAAGTAAGATTGACATCGTTAATACAGTAATCACCGTACCGGGACATATCTTCAGGAGAAAAATCAATTCGTCTTTTGCCCAGCGCATTGACTACCTCCGTTCCTTTTGTTCCGAGTTGATAATGTGACGCCAGTGCGGCAAGGCTTCCTCCGACTTCGGTTCCGTGTATCGCCCGGGCCATAGATAAAGTATCAGCAATCTTTTTAGGAGAGATGCCAAAGCGCCAATTGAGGATTGCCATATCGAACATAGCATTGTGTGCAAGCGCAATTGAGTTCTCCCAGTCAAATTTCCACAAGAATTCCAGTGTGTCTTGGTGAGTACCACTAAACCACTCTGTCTTTCCGTCACCAACCTTGACAGCCACACCAATCGTTTCAAACTGCTCTGAACGGATGTACTCCTCCGTAGTCATTTTTGACAGGGAAAAGTCCCGGTCGTAAAAAGTTTCAAAATCTATCGTTAAAATTTGCATGTGCTTGCACCGCCTTGTTGTTGAGTACCACTCTTTTTGGTCACTATCATCGGACGCGAGGAGAATTGGCGACCATCATCGGAGCAGACCTAACAATGTTAGCCTCTTGCTCTCTTTCGTTAGCCTCTTCAAGTAGTTCTTGCATGATGGCTTTTGTAAACGCCTCACCTTGGATAGACATATACTTGTCGTACAGGGCTTCCACTTCCTCGTTAGTGAGAAAGCGTAATTGCATTCGGTAGTTGTCGGTGTTCTTGTGGTTGTTGTCGATTCGGTTTATCACCTTATCAATAACCCACTCCCACCTGTTTTCTGCCATCAATGTTCTGTTAGGTCTAGCCGTAAACTCTTCGGGGTTAGACTCCATGCGGTTCAGTAGAATCTGAACGCCTTTGTTTCTAATCGTCAGTATTGGGTCGTCCATCGTATTCCTTGAGTAGTTGTAGTATCTGACCTACTTCATGTAGGTTCTCTTCGTTAACCACTATTGCACTCCCACCAGCAGATACAATCGCAGACATCTCCCGCTCCTGTAGCGCCGTGGGCTTGTTCTTGCCTGCCTTGCACTCGATAGCAAGGAAGCGCCCCTCAACGCAACAGATGATGTCTGGCACACCTGACCGCCCCATGCCGTAAGTAGCAGGGAAAAAATAGTACACGCTATTTGCCTTCAGCGTTTTGACTACTTGGTCTTTGACCTTCTTCTCAGGGGTGCTTGCCATGTGCGTAATGATAGCACATCTTTGGACTTTGTCAAACCTTTTAGATAATAAAAAACCCGCCACTTGGGCGGGTTGGAAACGACCTAACAATGTTAGGCAGTGCTTACATTATTAGCAACCTAAAGGTCTGAACGGGCCATCTACTTTAGTATCCCAACAGCACATGCCGCCGCGTGGGCTTGGCTCGCACTTAACAGCGGCGAGAACGCTACTGCTCATCATCATTGCGCAAAGAATCGCTAGAGACTTTTTCATGGTCATGCTCCTTTTGGTAGTTAACAAGTACTTCTCGCATCTTCCCCGTGTAATTGGGGAATTCTTTATAAAACTCTAACACTTCTACCGGCAGTCGTAGGTTCACATGGGCTTTAGCAGGGTTCTTCCCTTTGCCCCGTACCCGCTTGGTTGGCATCTCGTTGCTCATGCTTCCTCCTTGACCACAAAGAATGATTCATCGGAGATTTTAACGCCAACGCCACCGATAAAGTTTTTCGGTTCCAACAACTTGAGCATACCTATTGCCGACTTAATATGGAGCGGTAGTGTTTCGGTTGTGTAGAGGGTAGTTTCGTCCGATACGCTTGCGTTTACTTTTGTCACGGCATAATCTTTGCCATGAATTAACACCGCAACCCCTGCACTTTTTGCTAGACATTCTTGGATTCCTTTCATGGCTTGATGCTCGTTGTATATATTTGTAAACGAACTAACAATGTTAGGGTCTGCATTCTCCTTTAAGGCTTCTTCAGATATGACATCCCAGTTAGCAATGACATACGGAACCAACTTAGAAGTGATGTCTGAGTAGGTAGAATCAAACTTGTACCACCTGTCACGATACACTTGCGAAACGATAGCACCGCCCTCCTCCATAACCCCAAGCATTCTTTCTTCTATCGTCTTAGACCCAAACATCTTGCCGACAATCTTGACCGCCTTGTTCAAGTCCTTGGTCTTAGTCACACGACCACGCGACCTGCTCCTTTCGATACGCTCGTTGTAGATTGTGTACACGCTCCCATTGCGCATCGAGTCAGTGCTTATCTCGCCCAACACTTCACGCCCGTTGTACACATTGAACCTCCGCGCCGCATGAACTGGTTCGTCATCCCCCCGCCGATGCCTCCAATAACTACTACAAACAAAACGCCATTGTGGATACTTCATAGCCAAGGCTTCCACAAAAGGCTTGAGGTCGGAGTCAATCTCAAATGTGGGAAGGTTATTCTCATTCAGGCTGTCCCCTTTCTCCCATCGGGCTACGATGTTAGGCAGAGTCAGTTCGATGTAGCTGTACTTAAGTTCGTCAATCATTGTTCTCTCCTTACCATTCATACTGCTTGAGGATTGCATCCAGTTTGTCCTTCATACCCTTGCGCACTTCGGGACTCTCTTTGATTGCATCAATGTCAGCACCTAACATTGTTAGTTCAAGGTCACGCCGCGCCTGCTCCAACTTGGGGTCTTTCGTCACATTCAAGTGCGTCAGCAGGGAACACAGAGTCTGCGCGTTTGTAATGAGGGTATCGTGGTAACGCTTCTTGCTCTCGTCATCACCCTCGACATCCGTCAACTTCTCGCTCATGCCAATCAGCAACTTGTGGAGTCTGTCCCATGGTTCACGCATAGCGTCAGCGAGACGGCTCGAAAAATTCTCCTCGTACTGCTGGCGTAGGTCTTGTAAGTCTTGCTCGGCTACCTGCAACCGAAAGTCGCCCGACTCAGGCACAGGGCTAAACACTAGCCTGAAGCCGAACTTGCTTCGCACTTCGTCAACGCTCGGGTAGTCCTCGGGGTTGAACAGAGTGCCAAGGTAGTTATGCGATGTCTGCACCAGCGCGGGGTAGTTAGTGCAGAAGTTATCCACCATCTTGTTGAAGGTGTCCCGCCGAATGTTTGCCTCCGTCTTGTAGTCCAAGAACAGACTGGTAGACAACAGTCGTGCCCCTTTGTCTGCCCATGGCAGAGTACGGGTGTTGTGCCACAGGCGACATCCCGCCGCATAGTCAGAGATGTCTTTCCGTAGGCTCGTGCCTGCCATCAGGTTCTTACGAACTTGGGCGGCGTTTTGCACCGCAGAGTTATCTGCTACCACCTTCTCGGTTGCAGACTTGTCCAACTTGTTGGCAGTCCACACAGAGATATTCATTTCTACCTGTACTGCACTAGATGTAATACTCATGGGTTCGCTCCTTCGTCAACTAACATTGTTAGGTTTTGTTTACTCGTACTTCAAAACTACCTTGCTCGTTAGCCACCAGCTCGACTTCGCCACAAGCAATCCCTTTCAACAACTCCGATACAACTCGGCAATGAAACCGCATCTTCATGTAACTGAAGATTAGAAACAGGTTTGCCGTCACGCTTACCGCTAGTAATTCAGTCATTTTGTACCTCCCGCTTTTTGAAACTCCTCCCACAACTCTCGGTCAACCTTCACCCACAGACAGTCATCAAACTCATGCATAACTTCTGCATCCGCTAGTAAATCAAATGCCAATTCGATTTTTTCTTGGTCAGTCATATCAACTCTCCCTATCGGGTCGCCCCGCCATCTTCGCCATGTGGTAGAACGCAGTCGGCACAATCTGCAACTGCCGAATGCTGTCGTTGGTGTCTTGCGGGTAGACATGGTGAGTCGTCCCGCCATCCTCCTTCTTCTTCCACTTCTCTTCGTAGATTTCTGCTTCGGCCAGCAACTCTAAAAATGCTAGGGCTTTCGGCGTATCCAGTACGAACTGGGTGTATCCCACTCTGACAATTGCTTTCTTCATTAGCCTAGTCCTTAATATGAACAGTCTTACCGCATGGGGCATAGACATCCGATGCTCCATTGCAAATCGCCCAAAGAATCGGAGCATTCCATTCATTACCCCACTCCCCTATGTAACCATCCGTAAGCATCACAATGCACTCCGGCGTGATGTTCTTCTCCTTCAAGTAAGCCATCATTGCCCGTGGGTCAGTGCCGCCTCCACCTACCGGCTTAGTAGAACTAACAATGTTAGGTACTGACAACTCGTCATACTCTTCGTGCGCCGCCACACTGCTATCCCAGTAGACCAAGTCGATGAACTCGGGATGAACATCCTCGGCAATAGACTTCACCTCGGAGAGAAACCGATTCAACTCCTGCCCACCGATGGAACCCGATGTGTCGATGCCAACCGCGATGCGCCCAACCCTTTCACCGATTAGCGTAGGCATATAGACATCACCCGACAGGAACCGGCGATTCACTCTACGCCATGAACTTGCATCCTTGGCGTTGCAGATAGACTTGACGAACTCACGCATCACCTCGCGCCAGTCCACCTGCGGCTCAAGCAAGTCACCCAACTCGCGCCCCATGCCACCCGCACCCTTGCCGTTGACCTTTTGGTGTGCGATTTGACCTTGGCGGAGTGCTTGGTCTACTTCCTTTTCCAGTACTTGCTTATCCTCATCGGACAGACCTTGCGCACCCTCCCAGTCGTGGTCATCGAACCCACCATCAGCACCGCCTTGACCCTCGCCTTGACCATCACCTTGACCACCGCCACCGCCTTGTTGTTGCTCCTTCTTGAGAATGTCGAACACTTGCTTCGCATTCATCTTGGCAAAGCGTGGGTCGAGCAAGCCATAGACCTTCCCTTCCTTGCGGGGCATGGCAACTACGCTCTCGTTGGGGTCGCTCTCGACAATCATCAGGTTAATGACATAGTCGCAAGCCGCATTCGCCAATTTGGGGTTCTCCTCCCACAACTTGCGCCAGATGAACAAGTGACGGAACGCTTTGTGGAGGTTCTCGTGGAGGACAACGAACGCCAACTCTTTGTCGTCCAACTCCTCGATGAACTTGCGCCCATACTTCTCATCCCGCCCGTTGGTGCAGGCAGTCGGGAAGTTATCGACCACCTCCGTCTTGCCTAGCATGAGCATCCCCGACCACAACGCGAACTTGGGGTTTCGCATCAAACTGATTTTGATTTTCTTCAACCTGCGCTCTGCATCTAACATTGTTAGTCCTCTCTACTTTAGTAACAAAGAAGTCACTACTCTCGTATCCATTAGCAAGTAAATACTTGCGGGCTTTGTCCAGTACTTGTTTCTCCGAACTCATAGCAAGTCCTCGTTCTTCGTAACCCAGTCAGCGAATGCCAAGGAACTGAACGCGATGCTCTGCTTGGTCGGGGACTTCGCCACATTGATAGCGAAACAGGCTTGCCACTCAGGCTCGAACCGCTCCAAGTAACTCATGAACGGGGTCATTGTGTCCTTGGCAATCTTAGCGATGGCGCCAAAGATAAGAACGGCACAAGCACCTGCGCTGTTAGGGACATCAGCAGTCTTGGGGTTCTTGATGATGCTCTCCCATGTGGGCAACTGGTCTTGATACTCCACATAAGCCTGAATGTCTCGGCTTGCCGCTTCGCCCAAGGCTCCAGACATTGCGGCTATCATGGTATCGGCATCAATCTTCTCGCGTACCCTAACAATGTTAGAGGCTCTCTCCAGTGAGCGAGGCGAAACAAAGGCAGTCTGCACCTTCTTCGGGTTGTAGATGTATGGGTTGTCACCCTGCGCATCATCTGTGTAACTAGCCAAGGCATGAGGGAACTGACGCACCCACGCCATGATGACCGGCTCGATGTTGTTGTTCACCGCCCACTCAAGCCACTCGTCTGCGTCTGGTTTGCGCACAGTCAGGGGGATGATGCGGTTGCGGCTGTGTGCCTTTAGGTTGTCTCCGACTCCGTCAGTAGACAGATTACCCGTGAGAAAAACGATTGACTCGGGGTGAACGGAGATGTCACCAAGCCGAGGGTTTGCCACCTCAAGCAAGGGGTGAAGCATATTCTTGATTGGCTCTGCACCTTTGGTGAACTCATCTAACATTGTTATGACGGGCTTGCCGGTGTGAACCTTGAACCTAGTGTTAGGGTAGTAGGCAGTAGTCTTAGTCTCGTGGTTAATCACGGGCATGGCGATGTCGCCCAAGTCCATGTTGGGAACATCAATGTATGCGACCTCGTGATTGGGCAGGCTTGCGGATAGCGTCTTAAGTAGAGACGACTTACCGATGCCAGGTTCACCCTGCAACAGATACCGATTCTCAGGGGTTGCGAGGATGATGCTTGCGGCTTGCTTCAAAGATACTTGCTTACCAAAAGATATAACGCTCATTGGACTTCCTTTCCTTGGTTGTTGCCTAACAGTGTTAGGCGGGTTCTTACTACTTTTTTCTTTTTATTATACTACATTGTACCACACAAGTCAAGCGATTCGGTCACGCTCAGTAACTAAAGAACTTCTCGTATGGGTCACGGGCAATCTCTCCCAGTGGCACATCGACCTCATCGAAACACTCTTCCCGATGGGCGTACAGAATAAAGTCATCCAGCCTGCGTAGCATGTGTGGTACATTCACCGCCCAACTATCTCGGTATGGGTGCCCCATCGACCTGACCAGTATTAGCGTTGCCTTGTACCTATCTTGTGCATCTTCTGATAGCGCCAACCCGATGAACTCATCGACACCATCCAAGCAGTCCCGCCTGAAGTCCATGCACCTGGGGTAGTCAGGCATCCTGCCGTCCATGACCCAACCGAACACATCCCCGAACTCTTGGATACTGAAGCCTGCATCTCGCACACGCATCGTTGCCGACAAGTAATTCTTGAAGGGTTTGAACATCTTCCTAACATTGTTAGCACCTGCTCGGTTAATCGTATGCTTGGTGAATGTTGTGTGGTTCTGAAACTCAAGGTCGCCCTGTCCATTGCGCCTGAACTCGTTGACCCCGTGGGAATGCAAGGCGTACCACCCAACTGTTGCCAAGTTAGGGATAGCCGACTGCACCCACACCATACTGTTGCGGATGACCGCATCCACCCCAAGCACCTCGCGTATGAACACCATCGTGGACTGACTCGCCCAACCCTCCAGCCTAAACTCGATGCGCCCGTCCTTGTGGTAAGTGATGACATCGGTGTGGTACAGCCGACACGCGATGCTCTCGTCTGCTCCCTTGCGGATGGTCACATGAGTGTTTCGCCGTTTGCCCAGTGGCTTGCAATCAGCCTTGCCCCGTATGGGTTTCACTTCCTGCTCATGCGCCACGGCATCCATATAGTTATAGAGCCTCGGAGCATCAAATTTTGATACGAAGAATCCCATGGTCTACTCCTTCTCTGTTGTGTCTAACATTGTTAGGTCGGCTGCTCGGTTGCTCTTGTGTTTACCCGCGTTGCGCTTTGGGTTAGCCACAAGTGCCGCCACCACAGGGTTGCGCTTCTTTACAAGCACGGGCTTGTGCTTGCTCGGTTTGTTCTTGTGCATCTCTATTCCTTTCTTTCATGACTTCGGTAGCCCGTAGGTATGCCGCCATCTCGTCTTGCCCGAAAACTACGAACTTCTCCTTCTTGGGTCTGCCCTTCTTGCCGTGGCGCACAATGACTCTCGCCTCGTACATATTGGTTTTCCCACCCGCAACCGCTTGGCGCACAGACTCGACCTCGAAAGCAGGCTTGCCCATGCTCACCCCCATAAAGTTATAAACATCTTGCGCTCGTCCATCGACACCAGAGTTATGTACTGGTTGGTTACGCCCTGAATGTAATGCGGCTTGCCGCGTAGGCGTACCACATCCCCGCACCTGACTCCCTGCTTACGCAGTTTTTGCACAAAGGCATGAGTGGTCATCGTCATCTCACTCTCCAAGTAGCAGCACAAGGAACAACAGGACATAGAACAGGGTGAACCCGATGATGCCGAGAGCCCATGTTGCTAGGTTGTCACGCACGCTGAGACTGTTGTCCCACAGTAAGTCTTTAATCCAGTTCATTTCACTTCCTCCTCGTCTTTTGCATACACAAAGATTTCCAACGAACCCCCGTAACATTCTTCGACTTCGATTTTGTCAATCTCCATATCGTTAAGCATCCTAATCAACTCGTCACGGGTAACACTTTTTTTCTTGAAGTAACTCATCTCACTCTCCTAAAATTGTTAGATTGATTGGTCTGCGTACTCGTACCACTCGTTCATGTAGTCAGCGATAGTCCACATGGGTTGCTCTTTGCCATCGAACCCAAACGCCTTCCACTTGTACAAAGCAAACGGCACGCAGGACTTGTGTTCTATTTCCCTCATGGCACTAACCAACCGCCAATTCCAATGCTTTGTTTTCCGGTTGCAATGCTTGTATGCCCACAACCAAGTTTGGGGACGCTTGACAAGTTTTCTTCTTTTTCCCTGTTGCACTTTCATCTCACTAACCCTCCTTTGTTGTTGAGTCCTTGCAGGTCTGCCTTGTCTGTTATCAGCACATAGTTACTCTTGTGCATGGGTGCGATGCACCACAGTTTGCGTTCTTGCTTTGCCTGTCGGTCTCCGCATTGCAGGCAGGTGCGGTAGCCGAGTGCATAACGGGCTGGTGGTATCTCATCTTGGCAGTAGTCATTGGCGCACTCGTGGATGTCGATTCTGTCGGCTAGACCTAACAGTGTTAGGTTGGCGTGGTTGGTTGTCATGGGTAGCCTCACTCTAAGCCGGTGTCTGCCGTGCCGTAGCACAGGCACTCAAAGTAAGAACGCAAGACTTCGGTGTTGGTGAAGTCGTTGGTTTCGGTTTGCAAGTTAGCCGCATCGTCATCTTGGAACCACAAAGAACATCCCGTGGATTGGCAGTGAACCTCATAAGCCCATCCGTTGCCGTGGCTTGTAATGTGGTACTGATTGTCAGGGGTTGTGAATTGCATACTCATTGGCGTCTCCATCTAACATTGTTAGGGCTTGACCGAAGCCCGAGCGGAAATTCTTTACTCATTTACTACAACCCCATTATATCACAATGTACCACACAAGTCAAGTACTTTAGTCGCAGGGCGTGACCGAAGGGAAAACGCAGGGGTAACAATGTTAGGTGTTAGAAAAATGGCGATGGATGTTAGAAAAGTTTCTAACAGTGTGAATGGCTCAGTGATGCGGGTTTGCGAGGAGAAGTAGACTATTGTTATAATGTTATTAGAGAAAGAGAGAGAGGGTCGGTTTTTTTGTCTCGCGGCTGTGCGTTGAACTGCATCTGCGGAGAGGCTCGTTTTCTCACCCATACTCTAAAATCACGCTAACATTATAACATTCTGACTTTGTTGAACTAAATCAACAACTTACAAATGTTAGCACGCTAACATTACACGCTAACAAAGCCAAAAAACCTAACACTGTTAGCCTTTGTCCTTACACCTCTCTGGTCACTATCACCACGCAAGTAAACATAGGCACAAAAAAGGCTTGACAAACGGAAAAGTTTGGGGTAAACTGGGAACCAGTTTAGGTCGAGCGTCAAGAACCTAACACTGTTAGACCTAGTCCTTACACTGCTCTGGTCACTATCACCACCCCTCTAAACCTCTAGCGTCTGGAAACACAAAAGCCCATGGGGGTCGCCACGGGCTAACATTGTTAGGTCGGTCAGAGCAGACGCAAAAAAGCCCGCGTGGTGCGAACCAGACGGGCAAAAGAAAAACCCGCCTAACATTGTTAGGGGGGCTGGAGAGAAGCGGGGCTTGCGCCCCGCTCGGGTTACTTGACCATACTCAGGTCAACACCCAGGGCAATCAACGCGGTGGCAATGTGCTTCTGCGCGTCCATCACTTTGGCGGGCAGACCCTCTTGCCGCTTGTTGAACTTGTACAGGTTCAACAGTTCCTCGACATTACGGGTGATTGCATCGCGGGGGGTGTTACCGGCACCCTCGCCCTCGCCCTCGCCACCCTCGCCCTCGGCGCCCTCTGCCTTGCCGTGGCGCTCTTCTTTGCCATACTTGCGAATCCTCGCCCACACTGTTGAAGGGTTCGTGTGGTCTGCTGCTTTCAGTTCCCCGTAGAGCAGGGTCTTTTCCACTTTGACCAGTTTGGCGTCGTCGCTCGTGTCGCTCGCTTCGAACTCGAACCAGTCGAAGGCGAACATGGCATTGAGTGCCTTGGCGTAATTCCGCTCGGCGCCGTATGCCCGCTTTACCGCTTCCGCAACACCCTTGCGGAGGGATTCAATCGAAACTTCGGAGCCGTCAATGATGATGTTTTCCATCGTGTGTTTTCCTTTGCTAACACTGTTAGGTAAACCCGCCTAACCAGGAAGCGAACTGTTTTCGTCTCGCTTGCCCCTATTATACCAAAATGTGGTACGCAAAAGCAACCCTTTGGGAAACAATAATGAGGGGGGGCTAACAGTGTTAGGTGCCCGCCAGACCCCACCTACCCCCCACCCCCTGATAGCGCGGCAATGTCCAGGTACCCCTCTACTTACTAATTTGCACATCCGATCACACTCGTCGGCGTTTCCCCAGCACTTTGTATTACAAATTTATACCCCCACCCCCCTCATTTTTAAGGTACGTTTTGGCGGACACTAAATTGCATTAGTACCCCCTTGTATTTTTGGGTCCCCTACTTCCCCCGGGGGGATATATAATTTTTAGGGGAAAGCGGTCTCCTCACCCGAGGTCCGGTCAATGAACATGCTTACACCGGCTGCAAAGATCGTGAGTACCCCCCCCCCCTCTCTTTCTTGACAAACTCAAACTATTACTACTACACTCGGCGCAACAAGGAGCTTACAAGCAGCCCTGACATGCCCATAGTTGATATTGAACCTACGAAGGACCATCCAATACCTTTTAGCGTTGAGGATGAAACGTCTTCTACTTTTGTAGAAGAAGTAGCTGTTGCTGGGAACACAGCAGAGCTTCAAGTTCAATTAGGTGCGCCACTTGAGGTCGATGAGGCCACGGCGGAAAAAGAGAAAAACCTAATTGAGCAGGTAATAAAAGAACGTAAAACTAAAAACCTAACAAACCCAAACACGGCATTTGCTGCGGCTGCATTCCTTAGAACCTATGGGCAGCAGATAGCATTTGATGCTGCGCAAGCGCGGGCTGCAATCACTAATAAATTGATGGAGATCGCCAACTGTGGCGATCCGCGCTATGAGTTAAAAGCCTTGGAGATGCTGGGCAAGCACAGTGATGTCGGGCTATTTACTGAGCGCTCAGAGATCACGATCAACTATAAGAATCCTGAAGACCTTGAGGCTGCTATTAAAGAGCGCGTAAAGCGGCTACTTAATGCCGAAATTATTGACGTTACTCCTATCGGAGCAGATTTAGATGAGCAGTTGGGGGTGGCTAACGAGGAGTTACCACCCTTGGCTAGTGAGCTAGAAGACAAACTAGAGTCGAGTGATCCGACCGAAGATGACGACAGCCGCCCAAGCACTTGAGAATATCTCCCTAAAAGATATTCCTAGTATCTTACCGTTACTCTCCCTACCAGAGCAGGAGAAACTACTTGCTGAGTTGGAGAAGCTCCAAGAGCTAAAGGTCAAAAAGCTTGCGCACTCTAAGTTCCTAGCATTCGTCAAGCAGGTCTGGCCCACATTCATTAGTGGACGGCATCACGCTAAGATGGCTGCGGCCTTCGAGCGGGTGGCCTCCGGGGAGTGCAAGCGGCTGATAATCAACATGCCCCCACGGCATACAAAATCTGAGTTTGCGTCTTATCTTTTACCAGCGTGGTTTCTGGGCAAGTTTCCCCACAAAAAAGTTATCCAGACTTCCCACACAGCCGAGCTAGCCGTGGGCTTCGGCAGAAAGGTGCGTAACCTTGTCGATCAGGAAATCTATACAAAAATATTTCCGGGAGTTGGACTACAAGCGGACTCTAAAGCTGCTGGGCGGTGGGCGACTAACGCGGGTGGAGACTACTTTGCTATTGGTGTGGGAGGCGCCGTCACTGGTAAAGGCGCTGACTTGCTCATTATTGACGACCCTCACTCAGAGCAGGAAGCGGCTCTGGCTGAAATTAACCCAGACATTTACGACAAAACGTACGAGTGGTACACATCAGGCCCAAGACAGCGACTCCAGCCGGGGGGCTCCATTGTCATAGTGATGACGAGGTGGTCAAAACGTGATCTAACCGGGCAAGTCCTCAAAGCAGAGGCCCAAAGGGGCGGAGAAGGGTGGGAGGTCATTGAGTTTCCTGCAATTTTACCTACGGGAAACCCCTTATGGCCTGAGTTTTGGTCACAAACGGAGTTGGAAGCCCTTAAAAACGAGCTTCCTAACGCAAAATGGCAGGCTCAGTACCAGCAGAATCCGGTTTCTGAGGCTAGTGCCCTTGTAAAACGGGAGTGGTGGCAGGTCTGGGAGGAAGAAGACCCACCATACTGCGACTTTATTCTCCAAGCTTGGGATACGGCGTTCGAAAAAAACAATCGAGCGGACTACTCAGCCTGTACGACGTGGGGTGTGTTCCATCAGGAAGACCCAGATACGGGCAAAATAGAAACAAACATAATCTTGTTAGATGCCTTCCGGGACCGGATGGAGTTTCCAGCTCTGAAAAAGAAAGTTTTGGAGCAAATGGAAGAGTTTGAGCCTGACTCGGTGATTATTGAGAAAAAGGCTTCGGGGGCCCCCCTAATATATGAGTTACGGGCGATGGGCATACCCGTGCAGGAGTTTACTCCGGTAAGGGGTAATGACAAGATTTCAAGACTAAATGCGGTCTCAGACTTATTTGCCTCTGGTAAAGTATGGGCACCCTCTACTCAGTGGGCCGAAGAGGTGATTGACGAGGTTGCAAGTTTTCCCGCTGGAGAACATGATGACTATGTGGACTCGGTGTCTTTGGCGTTAATCCGGTTTCGTAAAGGTGGCTATATCAGAACCTCGCTAGACGAAGAGGATGAGCCGCGACAATTTAGACGCAGACAGCCTGCGTATTACTAAGGATAAAAAATGGCAATTGAGAAATCACTCTCCCAAGCACCGCTTGGTCTAACTGAAGAAATGATGGACGAGGCGGCAATGGCTGAGCCCGTCATCGAGATTGAGATTGAAGATCCCGAAGAAGTCAGCATTAAGATGGGCGGCTTGGAGATTGAGATCGAGCCCGGAGAAGAAGAGGGCGACTTTAACGCCAACATCGCTGAAGAGATGGATGAGGATGAGTTGGTTGGTTTGGCAACTGATCTTCTTGGCGAATACGAGGAGGACATCTCCTCCCGTAAAGACTGGATGCAGACATACGTTGACGGCCTTGACCTTCTTGGGTTGAAGCTTGAGGACCGCACGGAGCCGTGGCCCGGAGCATGTGGTGTGTACCACCCACTGTTAGCTGAAGCCGTGGTGAAGTTCCAGGCAGAGACAATCATGGAGACCTTCCCGGCGCAAGGTCCAGTCAAGACTCAGATCATCGGCAAAGAAACTCCCGAGAAGATTGATGCTGCTGCTCGGGTTAAAGAGGACATGAATTACCAGTTGACCGAGGTGATGGTCGAGTACCGGCCTGAGCATGAGCGGATGCTCTGGGGTCTGGCGCTAGCTGGTAACGCGTTTAAGAAGGTGTACTACGATCCCAGCCTTGAGCGGCAGGTATCTATCTATGTGCCAGCTGAAGATGTGGTTGTGCCCTACGGCGCAAGTAACTTAGAGACCGCTGAGCGGGTTACGCATGTGATGCGTAAGACGCCTAACGACTTGAGGAAGCTTCAGGTTGCTGGCTTTTATAGAGACGTTGATTTAGGTGAGCCCCATGACACTCTCGACGAGGTGGAGAAAAAGATCGCAGAGAAGATGGGATTCCGAGCCACTTCAGACAATCGGTTCAAGATTCTGGAGATGCAGGTTGACTTGGACCTCCAAGGGTATGAAGACAAGGACAAGGATGGCAATGAGACAGGTATCGCACTTCCTTACATTGTCACTATTGAAAAGCAGTCGCAGACGATCCTAGCCATCAGAAGGAATTGGCACCCAGATGATCCGACAAAACAAAAGCGCAATCACTTCGTACATTACCCATACGTTCCGGGTTTTGGTTTCTATGCCCTTGGCCTTATTCATCTTATTGGTGCTTTCGCTAAGTCTGGTACTAGCATTATTCGTCAGCTTGTGGATGCTGGCACGCTATCCAACTTACCGGGTGGCTTTAAAACCAAGGGGCTACGGGTTAAAGGCGATGACACCCCAATCGCTCCGGCTGAGTTCCGAGATGTAGACGTAGCCTCCGGCACGATCAAAGACAACATCATGACGCTCCCGTACAAGGAGCCGAGTCAGGTGTTGTACAGCTTGCTGGGAACAATCGTTGATGAAGGACGCCGGTTTGCTAGCGCAGCCGATCTCAAAGTTAGTGATATGTCAGCCCAGTCGCCCGTTGGAACAACGCTGGCGATTCTTGAGAGAACCCTCAAGGTAATGAGTGCGGTTCAAGCTCGAATCCACTATGCCATGCGGCAAGAGTTTAAGCTCCTTAAGAATATTATTAGGGATTACACCGATGACGAATACAGCTACGAGCCTGACACGTCTCATCCAAGAGCTAAGCAATCCGACTACGACAGCGTCGAAGTTATCCCGGTATCCGACCCTAACGCGGCTACTATGTCGCAGAAGGTGGTCCAGTATCAAGCAGTACTACAGCTAGCCCAAACAGCGCCGCTGATTTATAACATGCCAGTGCTGCACCGCCAGATGCTGGAGGTTCTGGGGATCAAGGACGCTGATAAGTTGGTACCCCTGCCGGAAGACGAAAAGCCAAAAGACCCAGTTACGGAGAATATGAATGTTCTTAAGGGCAAACCCTTAAAAGCGTTTATTTATCAGGATCAAGACGCGCACATTATGACGCACATGTCGTTCTTGAATGATCCGATGACAGCTCAAATGATTGGCCAAAACCCAGCAGCCCAGCAAATGCTTTCAGCATTACAAGCACATATTGCCGAGCATTATGGGTTTAAGTACCGCCAGATGGTCGAGCAGAAACTTGGTGCTCCGTTGCCCAAGCCCGACGAGGAAATGCCAGAGGATTATGAAGTGGCGGTTTCCCGGTTGGTCGCTCAAGCAGCCCAACAAGTTACGGCTCAAAATCAAATCCAAGCTGCACAGCAACAAGCTCAGCAACAGGCACAAGATCCGATTATTCAGATGCAAATGCAGGAGCTTCAGATTAAAGCAGCAGAGCAGCAACGTAAGGCTCAGAAAGACCAGACCGATGCAGAACTTCGGGCTGCACAACTGACCTTAGAGAAAGAACGCATTGACTCACAAAACCGTCAAGCGCAGGCAAACATTATGACCAAGGCTATGGCCCAGGACGAAAAACTCAAGCAGGAACAAGTCAAGACCATTATCAAGGCGATGGAAGTTGACGCAAGAACCGAAGCCGAAATGGATAAACAACTTTTGCAGCTTCGCAACAACCAGAAAGGGTAGTAAATGAAAGATGTACTAGAGCATTTGTCGAAGCTTCTCCAGCAGGATCGTCTTCGGATTATTGAAGACATGGGAGATGGCAAGGCGAAGGACCACTCCGAATATAAGTATTCGTGTGGGATAGTAAGGGGGTTATTAATCGCTAATAACCATATTATTGAACTAGCAGAAAGGCTGGAAAAAGCTGATGAGTGAAATCCTTATTGGGTCTACAGACGATCCAAACGAAGCAACGGTATTGCCTGAAACCGCAGAAGAAAAGGCAAAACAAGTGCCGGACCCGTCGGGATACAGAATCCTGTGCGCAATCCCTGAGATTGAAGGTACCTACGAAAGTGGAATCCTTAAGGCCGACGCAGTATTAAAGTACGAGGAACTTCTTACGACCGTGCTGTTTGTGGTCAAGATGGGCCCCGATTGCTACAAAGATACAGCTAGGTTCCCAAGTGGCCCATGGTGTAAACAAGGGGATTTTGTTCTGGTGCGCCCACATGCTGGCACCCGAGTAAAGATCCACGGACGCGAGTTCCGCATTATTAACGATGACTCTGTTGAAGGGGTGGTTGATGACCCCCGAGGCATTAGTCGCGCATGAGGAGGTAAAAATGCCAGAAGTAAATGGAAAGGAAATTCCTGAGCAGGACGAAGTTGAGGATATTGAGCTTGAAATCCAAGACGATATTCCTGAAGAGGATAAAGACCCGGTAACGGGTAAAGAGCGGGAGCCTATGCCCCAAGAGTTGGTCCAAGAGCTTGAGCAGGATGAGCTTGAGGAGTACTCCGAAAAGGTAAAGACTCGCCTGAAACAGATGAAAAAGGTTTGGCACGACGAGCGCCGAGCCAAGGAGTCTGCTTTTAGGGAGCGTCAGGCTGCTGAGGAATTTGCTAGAAAAGTCTATGAAGAGAACAAAAAGCTTAAAGAAAGCCTTTCTTCAGGCCAACAGAACTTCATAGATACCGCAAAAACGGCTGCTCAGTTACAGCTAGAAATGGCTAAAAAGCAGTATAAAGAAGCATACGAAACTGGGGATTCTGACCAGATAATTGAAGCCCAGACTAAGCTGTCTGAGGCGAACTATCGGGTTCAGCGGATAAATGAATATCGGCCCCCTTTACAAAAAGAAGAAACTCCTGTAAATAGTGAAATACAACAAACACCTGTTGCGCGTCCTGATCCAAAGGCGAGTTCGTGGCAAGAGCGAAATTCGTGGTTTGGGTCGGATTCAGAAATGACCAGCGCGGCACTGGGTTTGCACCAAAAATTGGTTGAGTCTGGGGTAGATCCCAGAAGCGACGAGTATTACCAGCGCATTGATAGTACGATGCGCCGTAGGTTCCCCGAGTATTTTGGGGAACAAGAAACGACTGACGGGGGCGGCAAGCCTGTTCAGCGCACGGAGACTAAGCCAGCCACAGTAGTTGCACCGGCGTCTCGTAGCACATCCTCCAAAAAGATTGTGCTGACAAAGAGCGAGGTAAATCTCGCTAAGAAGTTCGGGCTAACCCCTGAGCAGTACGCTAAGGAAAAACAACGACTGGAGAATCAAAATGGCTGAAAATCGACTTGCACGCGAACTTGAGTCCCGTTCACAACAAGAACGGCCTAAACATTGGCAGCGCCCTGAGACGCTACCGCAACCTGACAAACAAGCTGGCTACGCGTATCGCTGGATTCGTGTTTCCTCCCTGGGTCAGGCCGATGCCCGTAACGTGTCTGCGAAGATGCGGGAAGGCTGGGAGCCGGTACGAATCGAGGAGCAGCCGCAGTTTAAGCTTCTTGTTGATCCGAACAGTCGTTTTAAGGACAACATTGAAGTTGCTGGATTATTGCTCTGCAAGATGCCTGAAGACTTTGTTGAACAGCGTAAAGAGTATTACGCCAAAGTAACCAGAGATCAGATTGAATCTGTAGACAACAGCTTTATGAGAGAGAACGACCCGAGGATGCCTCTCTATCGTGAGAGAAAATCCACTACGTCGTTCGGTAAAGGTAACTAACTTTTAAACGAGGTCAAAAATGGCTTATCCTACTGTTAATGGCCCTTACGGGCTAATTCCGATCAACTTGATCGGCGGTCAGGTATTTGCTGGTGCTACTCGTCAGATCCCCATCGGTTCAAGCAATGACACCGCCATCTTCTTTGGCGATGTTGTAAAACTTGATTCCGCTGGTCTTCTGCAAAAAGACACCGGTACTGACGCTGCCACTCCTGTTGGTGTTTTCCTTGGCTGCTCCTACACCGATCCTACGTTCGGTAAAGTGTTCCGCCAGTACTACCCTGCCAATACAACGGCTTCGGACATCATGGCTTATGTTCAAGATGACCCCGATGCGCTGTTTAAAGTGGCTATTACCGCCGCTGGTACCAGTAACATTTCTGGCGTTACTCGTTCCGCTGTCGGTACTAACTCCGCTTTGATTCAGGGTACTGGATCGACCACTACGGGCAACTCTGCTGTTTCTATTAGTGCCACTGTTGATACGACTTTGTCTTTGCCGATTCGTATTATTGATGTGGTGCCGGAAACTGCGAACACGGCTGGTTCTTACACCGAAGTGATCGTTAAGTGGAATGCTCCTTACTATGATGAGACCACCACTACTGTGGTTGGCGGGCATCAGTATCTCAACCCCGTTGGCGTCTAAGGAGTAATTTAAATGGCTATTTCACGCGCACAACTACTTAAAGAACTCCTCCCAGGACTGAACGCTTTGTTTGGTCTTGAGTATGCACGCTACGGCGAAGAGCATAAGGAGATTTACGAGACCGAATCTTCAGAGCGTTCGTTTGAAGAGGAAACCAAACTGTCTGGCTTCTCCGCCGCCCCGGTGAAGAACGAAGGCAGTGCGATTGCCTACGATAACGCGCAAGAAGCTTTCACTGCTCGTTACACCCACGAGACCATCGCTCTTGGTTTCTCGGTCACGGAAGAGGCCATTGAGGACAACCTCTATGATTCTCTCTCCAGCCGTTACACCAAGGCTCTGGCCCGTGCCATGGCTTACACCAAGCAGACCAAAGCTGCTGCCGTGCTGAACAATGGTTTTGATTCCAGCTTCCCCGGTGGAGATGGAAAGCCCCTGTTCGACACCCAGCACCCCCTGGTTTCTGGTGGTGTCAACTCCAACGAGCCCGCCACTCCGGCTGACCTGAACGAGACTTCTTTGGAAGCCGCCGTTATTCAGATCGCTGGTTGGACGGACGAGCGTGGTCTGTTGATCGCTGCTAAGCCCCGTAAGCTCATTATTCCGCCTGCATTGATGTTCGTGGCAACCCGCCTGCTGGAGACTGAACTCCGTACGGCCACTGCCGATAACGACATCAACGCAATCAAGAGCAATGGCGCTATCCCCGAGGGCTATGCCGTTAACCACTTCCTGACGGATACCGATGCTTGGTTCCTGACGACGGATGTGCCCAACGGCATGAAGCACTTTGTTCGTACTCCTCTGGCCCAGTCCATGGACGGAGACTTCGATACGGGCAACGTGCGTTACAAGGCTCGTGAGCGTTACTCCTTCGGATTCTCGGATCCGCTGGGAATGTTCGGTTCGCCCGGTGCGAACTAAGCAGTGAAAAAGGGGGGTTGCAAAACCCCCCTTTTGTTGTATTCTCTAGTTACCAAGATTTTTGCCCGTACAGACTGGCTTGGCAGACTTAGTAGAGACGGTACGGGAATGTGCTACTACACGAAAGGAAGCCAAAAATGGCTCAAACTACTTTCCAGGGCCCAGTCCGGTCGCTGAACGGCTTTATCACGCAAGGCCCCGACAACGTCGTTAACATCACTGCCAATACGTCGCTCACTGTTGCAGCGCACGCTGGCAAAATCATTACCGCTGGTGGCACCCTTGCTT